GAGCAGCCCCTACTACTACCTGGGGAACGTCGCTCCGGTGAAGCCTCTGAACGTGCCGGGGTCGACCACCTACAAGCCGACGAACCCCGGCTGGGGGGCTGCGACGAACGCGAACGACATGTCCGGCTTCGGCTACGACGTGCCGGGGACAGCTGCCAATCCGTCCGCTCCCTACGTGGACCAGCCGGTGGTGCCCCGGACGGTGGTCACCGCTCCGGCCCAGCCGGGGAAGTGGATCACCCAGGACTACTCGCAGTGGATCCCGACCGACTGGGAGGTGACCGGCGCGGAGGCGAGCGGCAAGGAGAAGCAGTCCGCGGCCGAGGCCCAGTTCCAGCTGGCGCTGCGCCGGGCCTTCATCGACTACGGCGGCGATGTCGACAAGCTCGACCAGAAGTACCGCTCCTACATCGACGACCCGACCATCGAGGCGGCGAAGGCGAACAAGTTCTCCCAGACCGCTCAGAACCTGGCAGCGATGACGAAGGGCCTCGCCAACCAGCGAGCGCGTCTCGGTGCTCGCGGCCTCACCTTCTCGGGTGCGAACACCGAGGCCACCCGCCGCGCCCTCGAAGCTCGCGAGCTTGCCGACTACTCGGCCGGGCGCACCTTCACGGGCGGAGCGGAGCAGGGCCTCAGCGACCTGACCACCGTCGGGCAGCAGATCCGTGACGCCATCGCCAATGCGCGAGCGAGCGCCGCCGCACGGCTGGCCGCTCAGTACCCGGCCCAGTGGCAGGACGCGATCCCCGAGCAGACGCAGACGGTCTACGACACACCCGCTCCGGTTCCCGTCCCTGTCGCCCGGCCTGCCGCTGCCGCTCCGAAGCCGAAGCCGAAGGTCGAGCAGCCCTGGGAGCGAGCGCTCCGGCTCCGCAGTGAGGCGATGAACCGGCTCTACGGGCTGGGCTGATGGCCCTCGCCAACTTCAACCGCTACCGCGATCAGGTCAAGGTCCCGGCTGGATCGGAGATCAGGTACAAGGCGGGGCAGGGCTACTACACGGTCCCGAAGCCGACGGTCAAGGTCGTCGCCAAGAACACCTCGCAGAACGCGACGACGCCGCTGATCGAGACTCCGGCCCAGATCGAGGCGCGGGTGCGGAAGATGGCGGACGAGACGTTCGCGAGGCAGAAGACCACCCTGGAGCAGGAGGCCGCGTCTCTCCGCAAGGCAGCCGAGGGGAGACAGATCGCGCTCCAGAACGCCTACCAGCAGGCAGCCCAGGCGAACGCAGGCATGGGCGCTGGCGCACAGGCTGGCTGGGAGCAGGCCGGGCAGACGCTCTCGGGCCTCGCTGGCGCGACGACCGGCGGGATCTCGGACGCTCTCGCCGCCGACCTCGCCACCCAGGAGCAGGCGCTGGCGCGTGTCGGCGCTGGCGGCACCGGCTTCGACGCTCGCTCGCAGGCGGGGGTCGAGCAGTACCGCGGCGGCTTCCTCCCGGCCGAGTACTTCACCCGGATGGGTGCCGTCGACCGCGAGGCCCTCGCCGACCAGGGCCGGGCGCTGAACCTGCGCGGCCTCCAGGAGGGGACGGCTGCCTACCAGGGCGACGTGGGCAAGATCGACGAGAGCCTGATGAGCCAGGTGCGCGAGCTTACGAGCGGCCGGACCGACTACGAGTCGAAGCTCCGCGAGCAGCTGCTCGGTGGCAGGGCCGACGAGATCAAGGCGCTCCAGGATCAGCGCGAGTACGACGCCAGCCTGACCCTGAAGAAGATCCAGATCGAGCAGGCCCAGCAGAAGATCAACCTCCAGTACCAGGAGGCGAAGACGAAGGCGGTGACGACGGCCCAGAAGGCTGCGCTCGACCAGTGGTACAAGCAGCAGAACGTGATCCTCTCGCAGGCGCGGAACGACATCGCCCGGCAGCGGGTCGGGATCGCGCAGCAGAACGCCGACACCTCGGCTGCGAGGGCAGCGCAGGCTGCGCTCCCTGGCGGAGGCAAGCCGCCCTCCCCCTCGACCGTCTCGAACACCGTCGCTCGGGCCAACAAGGTCGGCGAGCAGTCCTTCTTCACCGCCGCCGCCAAGGTCAAGGCCGGGATCAAGGGGATCAACCCGCCCAAGGGCTGGGACGCGAAGGAGAAGGGCGACTACAAGGCGACCGACGAGTACAAGGCTGCCTATGCGAAGTTCATGCAGGTCGCCTCGAAGCAGTACTTCGGCACCTTCATGTACCGCGTCGTCAGCGCCATCGGTCCGCACCTGAGGGCGCTCCACTACAGCCAGGACCAGATCCGGCGAGCGGCCTACAACATCGTCTCCGCCCACATCGATCCCCCGAAGGGGTACAGGATCCCTAGGGTGAGCTAATGGGCGACAGCGCCGACACCGCTCGGGAGAAGCTGGCGGCGAAGAGGGTCCCGAAGAGGAAGCCGAAGAAGCCAAGCGCGGACGCTCGCGCCTTCGCTGCTGCCACCTCGATCTTCGTCCCGCCCGAGCTTCAGCACATCGGTGCGACCAAGGCTCCGCCGCGCAGCGTCGTCTTCACCGGCAAGCCGAAGAAGGAGACGGTGCCGCAGAAGCGCAAGCGCCAGGCCCAGGAGACGAAGGCTCGCGAGCGGCTGCAGCTGGGCTTCAAGATCTCGCACCCGACCGGGCCGAACCGGCTCGACGCCGTGCCGGTCTACCACCCGCCGCCCTCGCGGAGGGTCAAGATCCTCGGCGGACTCGCTTCCGTGCCCCGCTTCATCCCCGGCACCGACGTGCAGTTCGAGGACGTGGGCCGCGGGATCGCCCAGACAGGGGAGGCCCTCGGCAGGGCCGGAGCGGAGACGCTGCGCGACTGGGGCAGTGACGTGGCCGACGCACCGGGCGAGATCCTGCGCTCGATCATCGAGCAGTCCCAGCCGGGCGCGACGAACAGGCGCTCACGGATTCCGGGCGCGATCCAGAGGGCAGGCGCGGTGGCCGGAGAGGCGGAGCCGCTCGTCCGCCCCGTCGGCAAGACGGCCGCGTTCCTCGCCACCGAGAAGGGGCAGGAGGAGATCTGGGGCAAGAGCCTCGTCAACCTCGCCCTGCACGGGGACGTGCCGAACTCGAAGGGAGAGACGGCTGGCCTCACCATCGGGATCCTCGGGATCCTCCCGCTCGGGAAGCTGACGGCCGCAGTCCGGGGAGCGAAGGCGCTGAAGGCGGCAGGCAAGATCGGCGAGGCCCTGCCCGACAGCCCCGCTCGCACCGCCTTCCGGGCCGCGCTGACCCAGAGGCTCGGGCAGGAGCAGGCCGACACGGCCATGCTGCTGTTCGACAACGTCGCCCGGAACACGCACAAGGACGACCCGCTGCAGTGGTACGAGACGACCACCGCTCACGCCACCAACGCGGCGGACTTCATGGCGTCACCGGGCGCGAAGACGGCGCTGTTCCAGACCGAGCCGGGCAACCGCTACGGCATCGTTGAGGGAGCGCCGGGGCGCGGGGCGATGAAGCCACTCACCCCCCAGGATGCGTTCAGGACTGCAGCCCTCGGCGACGAGGTCCACTTCATGACCGACGAGGGGGACTACGCGATCCTCTCCAAGCGCGGCGACGACTTCACGCTCACCGTCACCGACGATGCGAGCAACGAGATCAGGCACGAAACCGTCACGGCGTCGTGGGCGCGAGAGGCCCTGCGCGACAGCCCCGTCGTCCCCTTCCACCACCTCGACGAGGGGACGGGAGAGGTGCCGATCTTCCAGGCCGACCTCCCGGCTGCGGTGGCGAAGCTCCCGGCCGAGGGCCACACCCGGATGCAGACCGAGGCGACCCTGAAGAAGGCGGTCAAGCCTGCCGAGTGGGAGGACTCGGGGATGCAGGACTTCGTCGACCAGTACCCGAAGACGGCGAAGATCCCGAGGGCGGCTATCGAGTCGCACCTCTCCACCTCGCTCAACGCCTACGACCTGGACGAGACGGTGAGGGCCAGCCCGAGCCTCGACTTCCCGACCCGCTACGGATCGAGGGGAGACTTCGAGGGCCTGACGGTCAGGCAGGACAGCCTCGACGAGCCGTACTACGAGCTTACGATGAGCCTGCGGACGCCGCTGCACACGCAGATCCGGCGCTCGATCATGGGCGGTCACCCTCGGGTCAACGCTCCCTACTCCGGCAAGGGCGCGGCCCACTGGCGGGGCGAGACAGACGTTGTCGCCCACGTCCGCTTCCACATCATCGTCGATGCCGAGGGCAAGAAGGCCCTACTCGTCGACGAGATCCAGTCCGACTGGGCCAGCGAGTGGCGCAAGCTGAAGGCGGCAGGTGGGCACGCAGCGATCCGGGCCAAGATCGACGAGATCTCGGAGCAGATCGCAGCCCTGGATCGCGAGGTCGCCGACCGCCACCTGAACCCGCATGAGTACGACGCCTTCGACGACGGCGACATCTACCAGGTCGAGAACCGGATCGAGGACCTGAGGTTCCAGAAGCAGGACCTGCAGAGGTTCCACGACGAGGTCCCCGGTGCGCCGCCGCTCGGGCAGAAGCAGATGCAGGCCGCGGTCCGGCGCACCCTCCGCTTCGCTCACGACGCCGACGTGGACAGGATCATCATCATCGGCGGCGACGTGCAGGCGCTCCGCAACGTCGGCTACCGCAGCACCCCGAAGGGCGAGGTGATCAACCTCCACGATCTCAGCCGGACCTACGAGCAGCGCACCGCCGACCGCGAGGCCTGGATGGGAGCCTTCGAGGGGATGGGGCCGGACGAGATCAAGGCCTGGCTCAACTGGGAGGGCCACGCCGACACCAGCCCGATGGTGAAGACCTTCCGCCGCCTCTACGGCAGCCCCGAGAAGCCGCGGGGCGAGATCGCCGAGATGTTCGAGAAGGAGATGGGCGAGCAGGGCGGGATCAAGCAGGGCATCTTCTCCGGTGGCTACGCCGACATGTACGGCTCGATCCAGCGCACCAGCAACGGCACTGCGATGGACGGCTACGTGATCGAGATGACCCCGGCCGCGAAGGCCAAGGCTCGCGTGCCGATGCGCTACTACCAGACGGCGGCGAACCCGGCCGATCTCCCGAACGGAGCGGCCGAGCTATTCGCCGACGGCACCCGTGCGATCCACCTGTTCGAGAACGCGAACATCTCGACGATCATCCATGAGCTTGCTCACGTCTCCATCGCCGACCTGAGCGATGTCGACCGGGCTATCCTCGCTCGCCACTTCGACTTCGGGACGACGGCCGGGAATGAGGCCTACGCTCGGGCGCTGGAGCGCTACGTCTACGACGGCATGGCGATGGAGAGCGAACTCGACGGCGTCTTTCAGAAGATCGCCGCCTGGATGAAGGCGGTCTACGTCCACGTCAACCAGATCGGTGGGTTCGTTCACCCCGAGGTGAAGCAGGTCTTCGACCGGCTGCTGGTCAAGCCGGAGTCCCCGGCCGAGCAGCTGGTGCGACTGCTCAAGAGCGCACCCGACATCAGGAAGGCGCAGCAGGCTGGCTACTCCGAGGAGCGGGGGCGTCGGGCCGCAGCGGCGATGGAGGCGCTCGGCACCGGAGGCGGTGGGATGGAGGGCTACCGGGCGGCGCTCGTCGAGTTGATGGGCGAGCTTCCCAAGCAGGAGTACAACGGCCTCTCCGATCTCACGCCCGAGGTGAGGGACGCGCTGCTCGATGCGATCAGGCTGCACCCTCACACGCGCACCTACCAGAAGGTCCGCGCCATGGGAGCCATCGTCAAGGGGATGGAGGGCCAGGTCCCGACCAGGAGCGAGCTTGCCCTGCTGGAGAAGATCTTCGGCAAGAGCGTCGGCTTCCGCAAGGTGCACCGCAACCACTTCGACGAGATCATGGTCGAGATCTGGAACATCCCGCGCTCGCTCTCCGCCTCGCTCGACCTCTCTGCGCCGCTGCGCCAGGGCCTCGTCGCTGGTGCCCGGCACCCGCTGATCTTCAAGCGGAACATCGGGCCGATGGTCAAGTCGCTGAGGGTCAAGAACTACGAGGACCTGACCGAGCAGATCGCGACCCGGCCGACCTACCCGCTGATGAAGAGGGCGAAGCTGGCGGTCGACACCTCGGCGAGCGATGCGTCCTGGGCCAACCGGGAGGAGGCGTTCTACTCCTCCTACGCCGACAGGATCCCCGGCGTCAAGCACTCGGCCAATGCCTACGCAGGCTTCCTGCACAAGATGCGAGCCGACGTGTTCGACCACATGCTCGCCGCCGCACAGAAGAAGAACATCGACGTGATGAACGACGAGTTCCTGGAGGGCCTCGGGATGTACGTCAACTCGATCACGGGGCGGGGGATCATGCCGGACACCGAGTTGTTCCCGTTCGAGAAGGCCGCGCCGTTCTTCAACACGCTCTTCTTCTCGCCGCGCCTGCTCGCCTCGCGGATCAACATGATCAGCCCCTTCTACTACGCCAAGCTCTGGCGTCAGGATCCGTTCATCGCCAAGCAGGCGATGAGGGCGATGCTCCACACCGTCGGCGGCACCGTCGCCACCCTCGGGATCGCCGCGCAGATGCCGGGCGTGGACGTGGGCCTTGATCCGACGAGCGCGAACTTCGGCAAGATCCGGATCGGCGACACGCGGATCGACACGATGGCGGGGTTCGGGCCGCTGATGGTGCTGATCGCACGGGAGACGTACGGGCGCTCGACCTCCTCTTCGACCGGCAAGACCCAGAACCTGGAGGGTGGCTTCGGCAAGTCGTCGCGCAAGGACATCCTCTACCGCTTCGGCGAGTCCAAGTTCGCGCCGACGACCGGCATCCTCAAGGACCTGCTCGACCAGAAGACCTTCATCGGCGAGGACGTGACCTGGCAGAGCGAGGCGAAGAACGTGATCCCGATGATGGCGCGGGATGCCTGGGAGGTGGGCCATGAGCCGGGCGACCCGACCGAGGCAGCGGTCGCAGCTGCCGCCGTCGTCGTGCTCGGAGGCCTCGGCCTCGGCTTCTCCAGCTACCCCGACCGAACGCCGAAGCCCTCAAGCTCGAAGACCGAGGACGAGAGCGAGAACCCCTTCGAGGCTGACAGCGGTGAGGTCGAGAGTCCCTTCGACGAGGGCGGGGGTCAGGTCGAGAACCCGTTCGGCCCGTGAGCTTCAAGCTCCCGACCCTGAGCGCAGCTGACCTGCTCTCGCAGCCGACGCCGCTGCCGGGAGGGATGCCGTCGCTGACGACCGACCCGCCGGACTACGGCGGCATCGAGTCGCTGCTCGCACCGCCGCCGAGCTTCGCCGCGCCGCCGCCGAAGAAGAGCCTGAGGCCTCCGCCGCCGCTGAAGGCGACGGCCCCGAGCGCGGTGCCTCTCGTCCCGACCTCGACCCCCGAGCCGGTCAAGGTCCCGAAGGGCGAGATCAACACCTCGACCTGGACGGGGCACGGCACCCACGTCACCGACGGCCTCGACCTCAACCAGGGACGGAAGACGGCGGTCGACATCATGGCGAGGGCGGGGACTGCAGTGGCGGCACCGGCCAACGGCGTCGTCCTTCGGCTCGGCTCGGCCCAGGGTGGCGAGAGCATGTACTTCAAGGACGACCACGGCTACGTCTGGTGGCTCGGCCACATCGACGGGCGCTACTCGCTGCCTGCCGGGACTCGGGTCAGGGCGGGGCAGACGCTGTCGAGGATCTCCTCGCACCACGCCGCCCCGCACCTGCACCTGGATCGGACGCTCGCCCCCTCGAACCAGTTCGGGTAGGGCGAGGGGAGCGGGGATCCCCCATCCCCGCTACGAGTTCCCCTACTCGACCCCTGCGTCCCCCGGCTGGAGAGAGCGGCCTGCCCCTCGCAGATAGCCCTTCTCCACCAGGCTTCTAATGTGCTGCTGCGCCGTCGCCGTGGACGAGTATCCCAGGGCGTCACAGACCTGTCGAACGGTCGGCGAGTAGCCGTGGTCGTTGATGAACTCGATCACGTACTCGTAGACCTTGGCCTGTGCCTCTGTCTTCATGACGCGGCGACCTCCGCGATGTCGGCGATGAACTCGGTCCGGTGCTGCATTGTCCAGGCGAGCACGGCGACCATGACGTGGTAGCGGACGAGCCGCGAGGTGAGGTCGTCGCCGAAGCCGAGGATGACGGCGAACTGCTCGACCCAGTCGTCGAGGATGTCAGCCCCGATCTCGGCGTCGTCAGGCACCACCATCGAGTACGTCTTCGCCCCTCGCTTGTGGCCCACAGCACGCTTCGGTGGCCGCGTGTAGCCACAGGAGTCGCACGTCTCACCTGGTTCGAGGTCGTGGTGGTGCTCGGCCGCAGAACGCTTCTCAGGCTCAGGCTCGGGCGCGGGGTCCTCGCCGGGGATGGCAGGCGTCTCGCTCCAGGGCTGAGGATGGAGCAGGCCCTGGTGGGTCCAGGTCGGGACTCCGTCCACGACCCCGGCCGCGAGCCAGATGAACGTCTCGTCTGACTCCAGCCGGATCATCGCCTGGTGTCCGCCGATCCCGCCGGTCACGTCGTTGTGGTGACGCATGCAGAGGCCGAGCGTGTTCGAGATCACCCTCCCCGACGGCAGCTGCACCCAGTCGTAGGGCTGGCCTCGGAGGAAGCTGCGGCTCCAGATGTGGTGGGCCTGCTGGCTGAGGGAGATGCAGCCCGGCGCGGCGCAGGTCTTCTCGACCGGCCGGGGCTTCCCCTCGACGCCGCGGATCGCAGGATGGACGGCAGGTGCGAGCGTCACAGCAGGCCCTGCCTGAGCGCGAGGGCCACCGCGTGGGTGGTGTTCCTCGCACCGAGCCGCTCGATGGCCCTCTTGCGGTAGTCCTTCACCGTCCACTGCGAGAGGAACAGACGCCGGGCCGTCTCCTGGGCGCAGAGGCCCTCGGCTGCAGCCGCCAGCACCTGGATCTCCCTCATCGGGATCACGACAGGTACCACATCTCGCGCAGGATCAGCGCCGCCATCAACAGGAAGACGAGGGCGAAGATCCCGAGCACGGGAGAGGTGACGATGGTGCCGACCAGGGCGAGCACCGTCAGGGCAGCGACGATCACGAAGGCGACCGTCAGGTGGGTCAACTCACTCACCGCCGATCCTCCGGAATCCCATCGGGCCGTCCATGCCAGGGCCACCCATCGGGATCGAGGTGATCGCGACACCGTCACCCTGGAAGGTGGACTCGGGCATCGATTCGAGCAGGACCTTGGCCGACTCGACAGTCTTCTCGCGCTCATCGGCGGGGCACTCCAGCGAGACGGACGTGTGACCGACCGTGCGCTGGACGTAGATGCGGATCTTGCCGGGCTTCATGCGTGTGCACACTCCTCTGGGTGCTTGCTCTTCATGTGACGCTGCACGTTGGCGAACGTCCGGTTGCAGTGAGGGCAGACGCCGTTGGCGACCCGCTTCTTCACCTTGGTCAGGTTGCCCTTCGTCGCAGCGTGAGAGCGCTCCTCGGCGGCGAGGAGATCTCGGGTCGCCTTCGCCCGACGCTCCGCCGCCTCGGCTCGCTCGCGCTGCTTCTCCGCCTCGCTCTTGCCGACGAAGTGCCACTGGTGGCCGAGGGGGCAGTAGACGCTCACGGTCCGGCCGGGGTCACTCGCCCGGTGGTCGAGCATCTGCCCGTGCAGTGTGTCGGGGATCGCGAAGTTGATCCCGCAGGTGCAGGTGACGACGGTCAGGACCTCGGTGTAGCTGATCTGGGGCATCTCACACCTCTCCGCTCATGGCAGGGCAGACCTTGCGCCAGCCGCAGTTGGTGCAGGGGCTGAAGGACATCGACCAGTCCGCGAAGCGGCCCATCGTAGGCCACGTCTCGTCCGGTCCGTAGGTGGTGTACATCCAGGCGATCATCAGCGCAATCTGCGAGGCCGAGTGGATCACGTTGGCGGTCTTGATCGGGTCAGGCGTGAAGACCATGTCCGGGGACTCAAGCCCGGTCGTGATCTTCGGCGTCTTGGCACGGGAGATCGAGTGGTACTCGACCGGCAGGTTCGTCATCGCCGAGTAGATCGTGGCCTGCAGCATCCACGACGGCTTCAGCTTCGAGACGGACTGCTTGCCCGTCTTCGTGTCGATGATCCTGTCCGGCACCCACTCGGTCGTCGTGTCCATCTCGACCGCGTAGCCCGAGCGCACGTCCACGTAGCCGATGATCGGCACGATCAGCTTCGGGTCGTGGATGTACAACTCCTCCTCCAGCGAGATCGGCTGGATCCGGGGCACGATGTCTTCGTGGTAGCGGATCAGGATCCGCTCGCTGTCCCGGCGCAGGAGGTCGACGCCCTTGACTGCGTCACCGCTGTCCCAGGCGATCTCGTCCGCACCGCCCTGCTCCTCCAGGACCTTCGGTACCCCCACGTCCTGCAGGTACTCGACGACCTCGGCGGTGGGCCGGTCGACGTGGCTCTCGATCTTCTGGGCGTAGTTGTACTCGACCCCCTCATGGAAGGCCGAGCCGATGACGAGTCCCTCTCCTGGGCGCTCCTTCTCGCCGAGGATGTACCGGTGCCTGAACTGCTCGGGGCAGCGGCGGAACATGCCGATGCTCGTCGCGCTCAGGTGGCGGATCCTTCCCGGCCACCCGAGCGCGGACGAGGCTTCCTGCGGTGAGGCCACGGAGGCAACCTCACCGAGGAACTGTTCGAGGCTGCTCATGCTGCAGCCCCGATGTGACGCCGCAGCCAGCGGACGGAGGCCTCCTGGCCGAGGCCGATGGTCGCCTCCCTCTTGCGCTGCGGGTAGGTGGGGTCGGGGACGGGGACACCCGTCAGCGTGTGGGCGTTCGTCGTCCCGAGCTTGGAGAGGCGCTCGATAGCGGAGCGGCACTCGTCGCAGCAGGACTCCAGCCCGAGGCTGATCGCCCGGTCCCGGATCTCGATGGCTTCGGCGACGGTCATCGCTTCACCTTCGCCTTCGCCACCTTCGCCTTGCACTTCTCGCAGAAGGGCGGGTGAGCGGGGTCGTTCGTCTCCTCCGCCCGGTTGTAACAGAGAGCGTTCGAGCAGATGGTGGTCATGCTGCAGCCTCCTGTTCCTGGCGCTCCCAGAAGGGAGGCCCGAGAAGGACCTCGCACTGGAAGTCGGCCTTGCACTTGCCTGCCCTGGTCGACCACTCGACGCGGTCGTACCAGCGAGCGGTCGCACCGCGCCGGGTCAGGCTGGTGACGAGTTCCTCGGAGCGGGTCATCACCAGGATGACCTGCCCGTGAGCGATGGTGGTCAGGTAGTCGACCGCCGACTGATCGGCGAGCCAGGCCTTGATCTCATCCCTCGTCATCGTCGGCCACCTTCACGCTGTGCTTGCCGAAGTCGAAGAGTTCGACCACGTTGCTCGGTGCCATCTCCTCGTCGAGGAGCTTCTCGAACTCCTCCTCGGAGTCGGCATCGATCTCGAAGCTCTGGTCGACGCGAGCCGTCCAGCGCCCAGTCCACCTCGGCATCAGAACGGGATGTCGTCGTCGGTGGGCTGGTACTGAGGCCCGTACTCGCCGGGGTTCTCGTAGCCCTGCGGCTGCTGCTGCTGGACCTGCTGCTGCTGCGGCTGCTGGGCCTGCTGCGGCTGGGCCTGCACCGGCTCGGTCTGCCACTGGACGCCGTTGTCGTAGTACTGCACCAGCTGCTCGCTGATCCGGATCAGGGCGGCGAGGTTGTGGTTCTCCGGCGAGAGCAGCGGCAGCATCGCCGCGGCCACCTTCGTCGCCGTCTGGCGGTGGATCTGCTTCGTCCTCACGTCGTCGTCTCGGACGACGTGCTGGATCGTGCCGGTCGGGTGAGCTTGCGGCTGCTGCTGCATGACCGGCTGCGGCTGCATCATCGGCTGCGCGGCAGGCTGCCCGGCGAAGCCCTGCGGCTGGCCCTGGAACTGCTGCTGCGGCTGGGCCTGCGGCATGAACTGCTGCGGCTGGATCTGGGTCGGCATCCCGACCAGGTCGACCTGCCCGAAGGCGAGCGCCTCCAGGTAGCGGTTCATGTACGGCTGCCCGTTGTGCGGGTTGATGTTCGTGGACTCCTGCTCGTTGAAGCCAGCGGTGACCAGCTGACCCATCAACTGCTGGGCCTGGCCGATCAACTCCTGCTTCTTCGTCGAGAGCTTCTTCGGGTACTGGCTGTTCGGCTCCAGAATGGAGACGGCAACCCAGCCGCCCGACCGCTGCTCTAGTCCAGCGACGACGCCGACGATCTGCTGATTCATGTCACTCCTCCGTGTTGGGTGGTTGCATTGTACCGAACAACCGTGCGGTCTGCTCGGGCACGGGCAGGCGTGGGCCTCCCGCGTAGAGCCGGTTGAACCGGCCCAGGTACTCCTCCGTGATCCTCTGCCCGGCCTCGTTGCAGTCGGGGCAGGCGCGGTACATGTCGTGGCCGTGGCGCTCGGGCACGTAGAGCGAGGGGTCGAGGAGCCACGGTGCTGGCGGCTTCGCCTTCGGCTTGCTCGCCACGTCGATCATCCACTGGGTCAGCGTCGGCTGGCGGTAGCCAGCGTGGACGAAGCGCAGTCCCTCGCAGGTCGTGCAGTAGGCGCGGTCGTGGGTGACGTAGGTGACCGGTGCCGTCTGCGCCGAGAGCATCCCGTCCAGGTTGGGCCAGTGCTTGGCGAGGGCGGTCGGGGTCAGAATCGCCCCGTCCATCACGCGCCGGTAGGTCGAGGCCTTCGCCTCGATGACGAGCGCAAGCTCGCCGTCGTCAAGCTCGGTCGTCGCCGAGCGGATGTCGGAGAGCGCACGGTTCAGCGCTCCTCGGGCGGTGGGTGTGAGCGCCGTGATGTCCACGCCGCACACCTCCGCCAGCTTCTCGAAGCTGAGGTCACGTTCCCTGGGCAAAGAGTTCCCCCTGTCCGGTTGAGCCACCGAACTTGCGCCGCTGGTGGCATGGGTCGCACATCGCAGAGCCGGTCCGCTTGCGGTCGAAGACCGCGTTGGTGCCGCCTCCCCTCCGTGCCTTCTCCCACCCGATGATCTCCCACCAGGCGTCTTGTTCGCGCTCGATCACGCAGCCACACGTACTGCAGGTGGTCACGTTGACCTACTCCACGGGCCGACCTCCCTCTCCTCGATCCAGGGCTGGACGCTCATGCTCCGGTTCTGGCGGAGCCAGAAGACGAGGTCGTCGGCAGCGTGGCGCGTCTGCTTGATGATCACCCGCCGTGCGCCGCCGACGTACCAGACGACCCGGTACTCGGTCCCGTCCTGGACGCTCATCGCTGGAACCCGAGGCCGAAGCGGCCGTCGCTCGCTGCGTCCAGCTGCTTCCGCAGCTTGATCCGGGCCATCTGCTGGTCGCGGTAGTCCTCGCCGAAGAGGTAGACGAGGAGGTTCGGCCAGTCGGTGCCGTCGTCCTCCCACCCGAGCAGCCAGACGCCTTCGCGATCCTTCACGTCGGCGGCTGCCAGCAGGGGCATGGTCTTCGGGTCGTACTCGTTCTGGAGGAACTCCAGGATGATCGGCTCTGCGCCTTCACCCCAGAGGGCCTCGTCCACTCGCATCTCGCCGACGGCGAGCATGTCGAGGTAGCTCTTGGTCATCTCGATCACCTGTCCCAGTTGAAGACGCGCTGCTTGACGATCAGGTCCAGGTCCTCCGGACCCTTGACGTACTCACCGATGTACTTCTGCTTGTGCCTGCCCTCGCTCGGGTACCACTGGTTGCGCCAGTGGCCGCGCACGATCCAGCGGTGCGTGTAGCGGTGCTGCCCGTTCTCCCGGCCCTCCGTCTCATGCTCGCCGCGGACACGGCGAAGCTCGATCACGCGCAGGATCGAGGGCGGCACCTCGAAGCGGAGCGCGTCACGCCGGGCCGGTCGGCCAGGGTGCTGCGGCTCGGACTTCACGATCTTCTCGGCCATCAACTTCTGCATCACCCTCCAGAACAGAAGCCAGCTGGCGTTGCGATCTCCCTCGCCGCTCGTCTCCTTCGGGTCGGACATGTAGCGGAGCGGGATCGAGGTGGCGTGCGCGATCCCCCACTGCAGGTCCTGGCGCTTGCGAAGCTCGACCATCATCTCCGGGTACTCCTCGGTGAAGTCGTCGTCGTCGAAGATCCACGACGCCTGCATGAAGCGGACGCCAGCCTCCGGCTCACCCTCCATCGAGAGGTCGTACGTGTAGCCGATGGGTCCGGCCTCGTCGTTGACGAACTTGACCATCGGGTCGACGAGCTTCCAGCACAGCAGCCGCCAGCCCACCTTCTTGCCGTTGATGTCCGAGGACAGGAACGAGTGCGGTAGGACGAGGAAGCCCGACGGCAGGAAGATGTCGTCGACCGTCACCTTCTCCTGCGGGTCGAAGTCCTTCATCGCCGACTGGACCAGGTCCATCATCTCGACGGTCATCCAGCACAGATCCGTGTTGGTCGCGTCGGTGAGCGCATGCTGGAATGCGACCCAGGATGGGAGCGCGGCCGTCTCCCCGTACTTGTTGTCGCGGTCGGTCAGCCACGACTGCGCCATCTCGGCAGCGTCAGGGTGACGCAGGTACTTCACGTAGTCGGTGTGCGCGTACACCGCGTCGTTGTAATCCTCGAATCGAAGCATCAGTGCCCCTCTCCGAGGAGCTTCTGCGTTGGAGCCTCGATGCCCAGCTGCTGGGCGTGAGCCAGGACCATCGCCTCCACGTCAGCGCGTGCCTTCTGGACGACGTTCTCGGCGTGCTCGGCCAGCGACTTCCCGGCGAAGTCCACGTTCGGGACGGCGTTCTCGATCCGTGCTCGGAGCGTCCGCAGGTTGTCCTTCGTCGGCTTCGCCTCGTAGTCGCGGAGCGCCTGCTGGATCTCGTCGAACGCTGCGTGGGCGGCGGCGTGGGTGTCCTTCATCGACTCCTCCAGGCGAGGAGCGAACGGCAGCCCCTCGATCTTGCCCTCACCCTGGATCTCCCGAAGGGTGCAAGGCACCCCCGAGGTGTTCATGCTCGACACGAACGAGGCCCACTGAGCTTCGCTCATCTCGACCTCGATGATCCGGTCGGTGCCGTGGATCCAGTCCCGGTGCAGGTCGCGCCGCCGGTCAGCGTGCTCGATCCGGAGCACGACGGTGTGCTGGTGCATGATGTCGCTGTCGAACAGCGCGTGGCCCGGCGGTGAGATGCTGGTGCGGTAGGCACCGATCATCCCGAACGACGGGTGCTTCTCCCTTTCTGTGCTCATCGTTCCTTTCCTCCGTGTTGGGGTAGCTCTGTCTCTCCCTGATAGGGATGCCGGGGTAGATAGCACCTACGTCCGAGATCCTGTGGTGTTCCCAGTCTTCTACGCTTGGCCCCTCTCGTTCCAATGGCAGGCGCGGTGCGATGTTCTCGTCCGCTGTCGCCGCCGCTGGCCCGTTGCCTGCTTGCCGGGGTCCCTGTCTACAGGCTCCGCCGCCTCGCGTACCACTGCCCGACTCTCGTAGGCGATGTCTCTGGCCGATCCTCGCTTCACCTCCACGCCTGTGTTGCAGACAGGCGCGGGGAGCAGGCATACTCGGCTCGCGTCTGTTGTCCTTGATCAGCGTCTCGGCTTCGGACCTTAGCACTGCCGGGTTGGGTCTTCACCTCCGTGTGGCCCAGCCCGGCGAGTGCTTCATCTCTTCAGTCGCAGTAGGGCCTCCGTCCCTCGCTTCGCACCCGTCTCCTCGACCACGTCCACGAAGTCCGAGACGCGGCGGCGGATCGACTCGATCCGTGCTCGCTGCGCCCGGCCCTCCGGGTGGACGTGGCCGAGGACGATGATCTCCGCGATCTCCGCCCGGCTGAACCCCTCCGGGTGGTCACGCTCATGCGCTCGCATCGCGTTGTAGGCGAGGAGCCGGTCGCCCTTCAGGTCGACCGTGAACGCAGCCTCATGCGAGGTCGACGGATCGGTCGGCCGGACGATCTTCGAGGGGTCGGGCCTGCGCCCGGATCCCATGCAGTACTGGCAGATGTCGCCCTCTCGGACGCCAGTCCCCCCGCACTGGCCGCAGTCACCCGGCACGTCGGGCCTCCTCCTCTGCGAGAAGCTCGCGGATCACGGCCTTGACCTTCTCCTCGTCGGGCTGAGGCCCACGGCCTGCCGCCCACTCGGTCACCTCACGCTTCGTCGTGCAGACGATGCAGGTGCAGTGTGGATCCATCGATCCTCCCTTCCTGGTCGAGTCGCTCTGCGATCTCGTAGATCCTCGGCTCGCAGACAGCAGCCAGGCTTCGTGCCCGGTCGAGGATCGTCGCCGGGTTCAGCTTCGTGTGGTTGGTGGCGTACCGGCAGGCGAGCTTCGCCTCCAGCGCCGCGTACGTGTTGATCTTCGTGTCGTCGGTGACCACGAACATCGGTGCCGCCATCGAGATCAGGACCTCGGCCGTCGTCAGGTCGAGGCAGTCCTCTTCGAGGAGGCAGATCGGCGAGGGCAGCGGGACCCCCGCCACCACGCCCGGATACAGCTGGGCGCAGTAGCGAGGGACCCGGACCCAGCCCTTCAGCTGGACCCGACGCACGGTCAGGCCCAGCCGGAGGGCCACGGCTGCGTGGCTCGCCTCATGGATGGCGGTCGGGCTAGCCATCACGCTCTGCTCGCAGGACGAGTTGCTCGTCGTGCTGCGAGTCGTTCAGCCCGTGCCAGGCATCGATCCTCACGCCTGCCGGGACGATGGTCGCTTCGAGGTAGCCGAGCAGACGGTTCTCGGTCTGCTCGCGAAGCTCGATGGTCACCGTCTGCGGTGACTCCTGCTTCGTGGTCGCCACCAGGATCTTGCTCACTGCTCCCCCAGGTACGCGGCCATCCCGTTCCAGTCGACATCGTCGAACTGCTCGAACGCCATGTCGAGGATCTGCCAGACGTACATCTCGCCGTCGACATGGGGCAGGCCCTCCTCGCGGAAGACCTTCTCCAGGTCCTCGCCCGTCCGTGCCTCTGCCTTGGCGCACTGATCGGCGAAGCCGGACCAGACACCCTTCTTCGACAGGTGCACGGCGTTCCAGGCGATGGACGTGGCCGTCGAGTCGCAGCACTTCCGCAGAGCGGTGTGCATGAGGTAGCCGTACTCGTCAGCAGGCGGAGCCTTCTTCCTGTCAGGCACTGAGCTTCGCTCCGAGATTCCTCAGGAGCAGCTGCTTCGCCCTGATCTTCTGCCGCACGTCAGCCGTCAGGGTCTGGTCGACCCCATCCTTCTTGGCCTGGTCGTGCGCCGTCGTGATCGCCTCACGGGTGAGGTCGAACTCCGCCGGGGTCAGTTTCACTGTGACCGTTGCTTCGGCCATAGGACACCTCCGTGTCATCGTGTGGTGCAGAACCAGCAGCACCGGGCGAAGGAAAGGAACGACCGTTCCTTTCCCCACCCGCTGTCTACCGCTTCGCCTTGTTGGCTGCGCGTCGGGCGCAGGCCTCCATCGCTATGCAGTAGCGGTTCTTCGAGAACCGCGAGTAGACGTACTCGCCCTCCCGCACTCGCTTGCCACAGCGAGCGCAGGAGTGGCGAGCCTTCGGCTTGGCAGCCACCTACCTCACCGCCAGGGCAACCTTCTCCCAGGTGGTGGCAGGCATCTGAGCGAGTCCCCAACCGAGGCCCTCGATCTCAGCCTGGCGGTCGAAGCCCTCGGCCGACTTGGCCGCTGCCGTGAAGGCGTTGAGCATGCCCCACTGCCCACGTCCGACCCCGTTGGGGTCCTGGACGAGCGAGAGCATGACTGCCTCCTCCTCGGCCTCGGTGAGGGCGAACTCCTTCGCCAGCACCTTGGTCGCGGCGACGGGGCTGACGACCTCGGTGTCCGAGAGGCCCTTCAGCTGCGAGACGACCGTCTCGAACGCGGCCTCGGTGCACAGAGCGCGAAGCTCGTCCCGAGCCGCCAGCCAGAAGGCCTTGTCGTCGGCCCGGAGGGCCTCGTTCGAGAGCACGCCCTCGCCCTCACGCTTGCCGACGTGGCGGACGTTGAGCACCTTCGAGGTGACCATGCCGTTGGTGCAGATCAGCACCATGACGAAGCCCGAGAGCTTCAGGGAACCTGCCCCGATCTCGGAGTTCTCGATGGCGATGCCCCACCGGACGGTGTCACCCACCGCCTTGATGTCCCGCTCCAGGGCGGGGAACAGGGCGCGGATGTGGAGCTTCTGCTCCGTGACCGCGGCCTGGTGGAACTGCACCTCGGTGCCGAGCTTGTCGAACTCGGGCAGGAGCATCCGAGCGACCTCGATGTTGTCGAGGCGGCGGAACTTGTCGGACATCCAGGCCCGGCCCGTCATCATCTCGTCACCGTTGGTGAGGCCACGGATCATGCGAGCCTTCGGCTCGTTCATCATCCAGTGCCGCACGTTGGACTCGAAGAGTCCCGGAGCGTCGACCTTCATCCGGTCGAAGTACTTCTTCGGGATCCCCAGATCAGTGCTGATCTGGCCCTGCATGTGGTCGGTGAGCCGGAAGGAGCGAAGCTCCTGGCCCGGCGTGTCGAGGTCAAGCTCGACCGCACCGCCCTTGCCCTCCTCGTTGATGCGGACGCCCACGTTCATGCTGCGGGTGTCGGCGATCACGTCGTACTTGCGGCGGTCTTCCGCCACGATCCTCGACATCAGGTGGTCGAGGCTCTCGACTGTGCGAGTCATGCTGGTGTTACCTCCGTGTTGTGGTGTGACGCTGCTTCGCCCGAAGGATCGCGAGGCGATCCCAGAATGCGTAGCCACGTTCGAGCTTCAGGACTGGCGGCGGGACGAGTCCCGCTTCGATCCTGTTGTAGATCGTCTGCTTGCTGCGGACGCCGAGGATCTCGGCGACCTCTCGGACATCGACCAGGCGGGTAGCAACCGCCTCTGCGAACTTCGGCACACTGATCGGCCGTGGGGCCATGCTCCTTCCTCTCGGTTGCGGTACAGACATCTGCACCGGGCGATGGACAGTATAGCAACTGTCCACACCCGCTGTCAGACGGCTACGTGAGCAGCAGTGCTGATCGAGCCTGCTCGACGGCCTTCGGGCTGAGGATCTCCAGCACCGGGCGAAGCTCCTCGTCGAGGAGGAACACGCAGAGCGCGTCGTACAGGTGCTTGGCCGGGATCCGGGCGACGATCTCGTCGTTCGAGCGAGCCGAGAGGATCTCGGCGTCGACCCGGCGGACGGCGTCGGTGTAGTCCCGCGGCATCAGGCCACCGCCTCGGCGAGGGCCTTCTTGCGGTCGTTCTCGAAGTACCGCTTCGAGTCGTCCAGCTTGCGAGCCGCGTGCCGCTTCAGGAAGCTGGCGCGGGACTCGGCCTTGAACGAGGCGTTCGTGCTCAGGCCGATGTGAACGACGATGTCGTTCATCGTGATCGGCCGCTCGCCGTCGGAGTTGAGGAGCGAAGCGCCGTACAGCTTCTCGACGAAGCTGATCCGGGCGTAGACCTCTCCCGCGTTCTCCTCCGTGATCCGGCCGATGCCCGTGTTCAGGCTGTGCCAGATCAGGGCCGACGTGACGGGGTTGAGAAGGGTGTCACCCTTCTTGATCCCGTGCATCGGCTCGTCCTGAGTGGCCTCGATGTTGCAGACGGACTTCCAGTCCGCAATGTCGGCCAGGCTCCAGGTCAGTGCCATGCGTACATCACCTCCGTGATGATCGTGTCGGTGCAAGACGTGCCGCACCGGGCGAGGGGAGCAAGCTCCCCCACCCGCTGTCGGACGGCTATGCCGTTTCTGCATCCTCCGGGTCCGGGTTGGCCGGAGCCGCGGCGAGAGCAACGAGGCCCTCGATCCGCTGCGACTGCTCTTCGAGCCGCGTCTCCAGGCTGGTGACGCGGACCGTGAGGCTGCCGAAGGCATCCAGGACGACGAGAGCGGCACGGGCGATCTCGCCGTGCTCCTCGTCGTTGCGGTGCTCCTCAGCGAAGCTCCCGAGCGTCGAGAGCGCCTCGTCGAGCGAGGGGAGCGGAAGCTCCTGAAGCTCGACGGTGATGTCGATGTCCTCGACGACCCAGGTGATCCCGTTCTGGTCCTCGATCTCGTTGCCGTCGTCGATGACCTGGGACTTGACCCACTCGACCACGTCGTCCTCGTCCTCGAACTCGTCTTCGACGATGAACGTGATCTCGCCACCCGTGGACGTGATCTCCTCCGAGCGGAAGTACGACTCGCCCCGGAACTCCGCGATCTGCCCGTTGTCCCAGTGGAAGTCGTTGACCTCAGGCTCGATGGTGGTGCCGAGTGAGAACTCGACCTTGACCTCTGCCTTCATATGCGTGACACCTCCGTGTGTCGTCGTACGGAACCGTGTATCGGCACCGTGGGCGAGGTCGGCGAACCGACCCCACCGATGGTGTCGCATAGGTTGAGTGTGATTGGCAGCGTCCGTCCTCTCGACGGCGGCTCGGCTCATCGTGACGCCTCCCTCGCTGCGGCAGACATGAAGGCTCGGGATCAGGCCTCTGGGATCATCCAGGGCCGGAACCGCTTGCCGCTTCAGGCTGACCCCGTCGGAACCGGGAGCCGAGAAGCGCTGCCCCTCTGTTGTAGCTGTCCACCTGGCCCAGCTGTCCAACTCCGAACAGAATCCTAACTGGCCGGAGCTTTGCTCCGAAGGCGTGCGTGGTCTTCGACCGTGCGCCTACACGTCCTCGCGGTCGCAGTGCACGTACACCTTGTCCGTGGCCCTGAGCATGATGTCGAACTCGACGCCCGAGGCACCCCGAAGGGTGATCAGGAACCGCTTGCCGAACGACTCCTCGAAGAGGACGACGAACTGCTCGCCCCTCCGGTGGATGACATCCCCGCGGCGAAGCCGCCAGGCTGACTTGACTCCACTCCAGCCGTCGAGGGAGCATGGATCGCAGATCCAGTCCATCTCGGCCGGGTCGAGCATGTAGACCTCGCATCCGCAGATGCCGCAGGTCGAGAGGACTCCGTCCTCCGTGTGTCCTTCGTGCATGTTTCCTCCGTGGTCGGTGATGCGACGGCAGGGTCCGAGGACCCCACCGTTACGTCAGCGACTCACCTTCCGAAGTTCCTCCGGAAGGCACCTCTCCCAGACTCCCGAGTCCCACTTGACGAGGACCAGTCCTAATTCCAGGACTGAGCGCACCTCGCCGTAGTGCTTCCCGCCAGCGTCTTCGAGGCAGACCCTGTCACCTCTGGTGATCACGACCGCACCGCCGGGACGCGCTCGACCCGAACAGCCACTACGTGGCTGCCGAGGATCTCGGTCATCGCCTTGATCTCGTCGAGCATGTCCTCCAAGTCCATCCGGCTCACGTCGCTGGAAGCGACGACCTTGCCGAAGAGGCCGTACTCGCCCTGGACGCCGTTGTCGACGTAGTCGATCCGAGTCACGATGCTGCGGTCTGCGACGAAGTCGCAGTAGCCCTCGAACTCCTCGCAGCCGCACTCGAAGCAGTGGTCACTGTTGCCCCGCGGTTCCCCGCAGTGACAGTGCTCTGCCGTGTGCCTTCCCTGCATGTCACACCTCCGTGTGATTCTTCCATTCCACCGGAATGGAACGGCAAGGCTCCGAGGAGCCTCACCGACCCTGTCCGCTAGACGATCTCCTCTTCGAGGACCCCGGCCCACTGCAGAAGCTCGACATCCCCGTTGGGGATGAAGTCTGCGTAGCTCTGAAGCTCGGCGATCTCTCCGTAGGAGATGCTCTCTGCCTGAATGGCGGCTCGAAGAGCCTCCAGCCGCTCTGGGATCGTCGCATCCCCTTCGGGGATGGTGATCTCTCGACAGGCCATCAGGCCACTGGCGAGCCGGGGGATGACGTAGTCATCCAGCGTCCAGCCAGCGTTGTCTTCGCCCCGAATCAGGACGACAAGTCGTCCTGTGCCACCGTCGGGGAAGCGGTGCCCGTACACCTCGTAGTTGCCCGGCATGTAGGCGGCGACTTCGTCGCTGCTCCGTGCTCCGGTAACCGATGCGTACCTCATGCTGACCTCCGTGTCCTCCGTTCCACCGGAACGGAACGGCAGAGCCTCGAAGGCTCCACCGACCCTGTCCGCTAGAGATCTACGATCTCGAAGTCTGCTCCCTGCCTCGTCCGGAAGGCCTTGATCGGCCGCAGAGCGGCCTTGTACTCGGCCTCGGTGACTACGGCTTCGCCGTAGCGAGGATCCCGCTCCAGAAGCTCCATCAGCTTCGCTGCAGCGCGGCACGGCTTGGGCCAGTAGGCCCAGCCATCGCTGTTCTCGTTGGTCCAGTTCTTCAGGCTCTCCAGCGTCTTCGACGCTGGTCCGAGGATCGGGTGACGGTCGTAGACCGCCACGACCCGCTGGATGTCCCACTCGTTCATGAAGCGCATGCTTACCTCCGTGTCGATCTTCGATCCATGATCCATGGATCGTGTCCCGAAGGGACACGGCAGGGCCTCGTAAGGCCCCACCGAATCGCTTCGCGATTAGCTGTCCAGGCTTGGCGTGGCCCAGAGGGCCATCCACCAGACGAGCAGTGTCAGCCACCAGGGACTGGTGAGGGGAGCGGCGACGCAGACGGTCAGAATGACCGCCATCTTCACGACGACGCTCACCGCACGAACCCGCTGGTGCGGTCCTGCCGGGCCTTGCCCTTCGCCTTGAGGCCGACGATGACCCCAGAGGGGTCAAGGAACCTCAGGTCCGAGGCATCCCCGTCGAAGACGGGACGACCCATGAACGTCTCGGGGACGGTGTGAAACACCGCCGCGACGTTCAGCCCGTTCGCCAGGGCCTCGACAGCCTTGCTGTCGTTGTTCTCGGCCAGGGAGAACGTCAGCGAGTAGTTCGGGATGTCAGAGACATCCCGGTCGCTGTGCTTCGTGTAGTCGTAGAAGACCACGTTGGGGTGACGCTCGAAGAGCGTCTTGCCGTCGAGCTTCACCGTCTCCCAGCGAATGTCGCTGGTCCCGTTGAGCCGCACGGCAGGCTGAAAGCCTTTCCGCGCCGCTCGGCGGGTGTGGGTCGAGATCTCCGAGTCCAGCTGGCGAAGGAACTCGTTCCTTCGAGCGAAGTACCACGCCGTCCGAAGACGACGCTTCCGCTGAATCGAGTTGTCGGCTTCGCCGACCCGGAAGATCCCACCTCTGCCTGCCGTGTTCAGGCAGGCTGCTTCGCAGCCCTTCGTGGCGCTGCTGCAGACCTGAAAGCCAGAGGCTTTCGCCGGGGAGAGGTGCATGATGGCTGTAAGCCATCCGGCCTTCTCGCCCTTCTCGACCTTCTGGTTCGTGGTCAGTAGACCACGGATCTCGCCGCCGAAGACCTCTTCGAGGTCGTACTCGACGCCGTGAGCCGAGGCCATCCGCTGAAAGCGGATCTTGTCCATGGACACCTCCGTGTACACCCTGTCACCTTGACAGGGACCGACAGCCGGGGAATCGAACCCCGGACTCCCGTAGGGAGTCTCCAAGCTGTCCAGCGGTCTACCGCTTTGCGGCGGCGACCATGGCAACGCCGACGTTGCCGAGATTGCTCTTACGAGCAATCTGATCGAGCAGCTGTGCTCGGGTCATGTGACCCTCCTTCCTCCGTGTCAGACCCCTTCGGGGTCAGCCGTACAGCTTCGAGATCACCTCGGGATCGAAGATCCCCAGGCCCTTCCCGAACACGTTGACGCTCTTGCACATCTCAACCAGGGACTGGTTGAGGCCCTGCTTGGGGAACTGGGTCTGAGGGAACCGGACCCGAACGTCGGTACCGTCTTTCAGACGGCCGTAGCAGTAGCTGAAGTCCCAGAATGGGACATCCCGATCCGTCAGAAGGCGAAGCCTTGTGATCCGATCCAGCCGCTTGTCAGCGAGATCTACGATCTCTCCCGAGGCGTGGACGGACTCACGCAGCGCCTTCACGGCATCGTCGATGCCGTTCGTCTCGACAGCACCGTAGGTGCTGGTCACCCTTGCACCGCCGTCGAAGCGATCCGACAGCAGCACCTCTGCCTCAGCTTCGCTGAGGACCTCGATGTTCTGGACGATGTCGTCCCACATCTCCGTCTCTGCATTCTGCAGAGCGTCGTTCCAGCTGGACATCCGTACCTCCGTGTCGTCCCTTCGCTTCTCGAAGGGATTCGGCGAGGCTCCGTGACGAGCCACACCGAATCACTACGTGATTAGCGCTCCCAGACCGGGCGACCTCTCGAAGAGAGGTTCGGGCCTGTGCCGTCCGGCAGGACAGCTGACCACCCCATCGAACCGTCCTTCAGGACGGAAACGACGTGAGCGACCGACTGATCGGAGACGGTGGAGCGAAGCTCCATCCCGATCTGGCTTGTCTTCGACAAGCGGTAGAGCGTGGCGATCTGCTCTACCGTCAGGTAGACGGCGTCCACTAGACCCTCACTCCCTTCGGGAGTGTCCGACGCCAGGCCTTCATGGCCCGTGCTGCGTCCCGCTCCATGATGCGGGTGGACAGGGCGACCTGCTCCGAGACGCCGACGACCTTCGGTCGAGGGGTGCCGTTGAACGTGCCCCGCAGATCCATCCGGATCCGGCCTTCCTGACCACCTACGGTGGTCCCTGGCTTGCTTGCCTTCCTCATCGATCCTCCTCCGTGTGGTGATGCACCAGTGCCTTCGGCACCGTGGGCGTCACCGCGGCGGAGGAGCAACCGGCTGGCAGAAAGCCAAGGCCGAAGCTCCAACGGCGCGGTAACACCGATGGTGTCGCATGCTGTTGGGTGAGTGTTTGTGTGGACGTCCGCCCTTTCGGCGGCGGCTCGACACGGCATTGCCTTCGGCACCCCCATGATCTCCGCCTAGTTCGGCATGGCCTGACTGACTTCGTCAGGTTGCTGTCCCCATGGCTCGGTGGGGGAGACGACTGCGGTACTGAGCGTGTCTCCCTCGTCCATCTGGGTCACATTGAGGCTCGGGATCGGCCTTCGGGGATCATCCCTCGGCGGAACCGCTTGCCACCTAACCGCTACCCCGTCAGCATCGGGACGGCATCGGCGAACCGGTCGGAACCTAGCTGCAGGTTGGACCAGCTGTCCAGTGATCCGAACACAATCCTAACTGGCCGGATCGAAGATCCGAAGGCGCGTAGAGGTCGTGAAACGACCGGCGCATGCGGGTTTGCGCGTAGCGAAGAGGCCTCCGAGCATGTAGGATCAGGTGATGGACGCCATGACCCGCGAGCACCTGGATGACGCACAGGGTGAAGCCCTGACGCGCCCGGAAAGAGCTACGGATCCGGTCAGCTTCGCTGTCCCCCTTGCCACCATCACTGCCCTGACTCACTCCGTAGGAGTGGTGGACCAGCCGAACAGTGGGTCACCAGTCCTCTTGACAGCGGATGGCGCGGAGCGAAGCTCTCCCACGAATCCTGTGCGAGAGGTGGATCGTCGGAACGGCAACGCTGCCAGAGCCAGACGCCAGGCGGCGAAGCCGTCTGAGGTGATCGTGGATGACGAGGGGAACGTCCACCGCACCAAGGCTGTAAGCCTTGTGGTCCCCGAGGAGAAGCGGTGCATCGCTCTGACCGTTCACGGAGAGCGCTGCAAGGTGGGGAAGATGCGCGGGATGGAGGTGTGTGTCTTCCACGCGCACCGGGCACTCTCCAACGACACCCTTGCCCAGATCGCAGATCCCGAGGTGAAACCTCGTCTATCCCCCCGGAAGGCATTGAAGGCTGTGGTAGCCCTACGGGCTGAGGAGTTGGCGATGGCTGCTGTTGGCGGCGCTCTCGATTCCGACGGAATCGCCGCCACCCGCGCTGTGCTGGCGCTGGTCGACGCTGTCGACCCGCTGGTGCAGGAGGAGCAGAGCCTGACCCTCTCTAGAGAGGGTGCGGAGACGGCGACCTGGAAGCAGCTGAAGGCGATCTTCAGCCCTTCGGGCTGACCTCGCTGCCCCTCACCACTACGTGGTGCCAAGGGGGACAACACTCACTGCCTACCCTCCCCAGCCACTGCTACGCAGTGAGGGGCTGAGGAAATGAGAGCACCCCAAGGCCAGAACTATGCAGGGCATAGCTCTGGCCGCAGGCGTGTGCCAGCACTAGCCAAGGGCTAGGGCTGGCGGGGAGGCCTACCCCGTGGCTCTCGCGTGCGCTCGGGTCCTCCCGCGGGGGGCTTCCTACCGCGCCAGCGCTGAATCTGCGCGTTTCAGCACGATCCTGCGCCCTCGGGTCCTCTCCTCGGGTCCTCTCAGAGGTGGGGTACTAGTACCCGTCCCGGATCCGGCGGAGCGTCTCTTCGTCGGGCTGGGGCCTCCACTCGATGTCGACGACGCGGGGCTTGACGAAGTGAGGGCAGTCGATCCGGCGGCACCAGCCCCAGGTGACGAGGTTGTCGCCTTCGCGGATCGAGGCGAAGTCCCAGCGGTGGATTCCGATCCGGCAGAGGAGGTTCGCCATCCGACGCCCAGGGTACAAGGGAGGCATGAGCCTCACATTCCAGGATGTCATGCTGGCCCTGATCGCCGCCGCGCTGATCTTGATCTTCTGCTTCGGCACCGGCACGGTCAGCTAGCCAGTTCGCGGATCGCACGCTGCAGGTCGCCGCGCTCGACCTCGTCGTCTGTGCCCATCCAGGCGTACTCGGCCTGCCAGTTGCGGAGCTTCGCGATCAGCCGGGCGTCCTCTTCGCGCAGGTACTCGCCCACGACCATCTCGCCGTCCTCGCGCCGGTTCGAGATCTGCGAGGCAGGCTTGTCGACGGTGGCGATCATCCAGCCGCCGATCAGGTCGTCGACCTGCGCGTACCACGGTCCTGGTGTGGCGCTCATCCTGTCGTCCAGACTTCGCGCTCGTCCCGCACTTCCCACAGCTGGAAGACGTGATCCTGCTCGGGCAGGTTGACGTAGAACTCGGGCTTGGGCAGCAGGATCCCGACGCAGATGTCGTGCGGCAGGAGCCGGTAGCGAGCGACCTTGATCTCGTCCCAGGTCGGATGACGTGACGGGGTCGAGATCGTCAGGTGCCAGAGAAGCTCATGGTCTTTGCCTGCTGGCTCCTGGCCGACGAAGATCGAGCACGGCCCCATCGTGTAGATCGAGAGGGCGGCGGGATCGATCCGCTGCTGGATCAGCGCCCGGCGCACGTTCTCGGGCATCTTCTGCGGGATGATCGGCCGCTCCTTGAAGCCGTGCGTGACGGTGCCGGGGATCCCTTCGATCTCCCTCACCGCCTCCTTCCTTGATGCTCCGCTCTTGCTCATCAACTACCTCCGTGTTGGGGTACCAAACAGGTGTATGCTAGCGGCATGAAAGTCTCCGTGTACGTCAACAAGGACGACGAGGCGAAGCTCAAGGCGGCAGGGAAGGATCCGGCCGAGTGGGTGCGGGGCCTCGTCAAGCACGCGCTGAAGAGGATCGCGTGAAGCTCACCTGGAGTTGCATGATCTGCGGCCGGGAGCGCGACGACGCCGACATCGGGGTCGCCTCCGGCGTCGTCATCCTTCCCCGCTCCGGGGTCGAGATGACGCAGAATGTCCGCTTTTGCAGGGACAATCCGGACTGCGAAGCCGCCGCTCAGGCGCAGGCGCAGGCCACGCCGGAGTGGGCGTAGTGAGCGAGTTCGACTCCCTGATCGAGGGCTATCCCGGCCTCGACGACCCGGCCAACGATCCGGGTCCTCTCACCGCCGTCGAGCAGAAGAAGCTGGAGGAGGTGTTCCCGGACGAGCCTCCCATCGAGCCGGGCGACTGGCCCGAGGAGGAGGTTGCTCGGAATGATTCCGAGCAATCCGAGCAGGCCCCCGCCACCGTCCCTCCGGCCGAGCTTCGGCTCCTCCGTGCCGACCAGGTGCCGGTGATCGGTCAGCACTACGTCGTCTTCGGCGGCGTCCCGCGGCCGGTCGTGCGAGCCAACTACGCCGTCTCCGAGGACGAGCACGTCCGCGAGCACCTCGCCGTCCCCGAGAGCCTGCGCGACATCGACGGCCAACGTCAGTCCCGCGCCGACCGCACGATCCGCCAGCGCTACCGCGGCTACCTCTGCGGGGAGATGACGAGCCTATGAAGGTGGGGCCGGGGCCGGAAGGGGAGTTCACCCGGCGAGCGTGGGCAGGAGGAGTGGCGTCGGGTCGGAATCCGGCGCTCGGGAGGACCACGCAATGAAGCTGCGCTCGGCGCTCCGTCTCTACCCCGACACCCTGACGACGGTGCGAGTCGCCGCCGACCGTGCCGGTGACCGGGGCGGCTGCTATCACCTGGAGTCGACGCGGCGGGGAACGCTGCACTGGGTCAAGCATCCGGAGGGCGACACGATGCAGCCGATCCTGCTCGCAGACTTCGTCCTCTGGCTCCGCGACGGAGGGTTGCACGACAGCGTCATCGGGGATGATGTCGGAGACATCGGAGGAGGTGAAACAGATGACGGAGGAACTGACCGAGCAGGAGCTTCTGGACCAGCAGCAGGATGATCCGGAGGCCTACGTCGAGCGCGTGCAGGAGGCGCGGGAGGCGGAGGATCAGCGAGCACGCGACGAGGAGAATCTCGCCCGTTCTCGCAGCGGACGCCCTTCCCTCGAAGAGGAGGAGAAGGAGCAGGAGGCTGCCGCCAAGGCTGCGAAGGCCGAGGCCGCGAAGGCCGAGAAGGCCGAGCAGAAGTAGCACGGGGGGAGGGTGGGCCTCCCCCTGCTTCACTCTGACGAGAGGACACGATGGAGGATCTGTTCACCAATCGCGCCCCGAACACCGAGCAGGCACTGATGCTGGACGTGATCACCGAGACGATGCTCTCGGTCGACGAACTCCTGCAGCGGCTGCCCAACTCCCGCTTCCGCTCACTGGCCCTGACGAAGCTGGAGGAGTGCTCGATGTGGGCGAAGAAGGCGACCGTGTTCACATACGCTGTCGAGAGCGAGGCTGCCCCGGCGGCTGCTCCGGCTGCTACCGAAGCAACTTCGGGATCTGGCGGAGGCTCCCCTGAGTAGCACCTCCCCGACCCAGCGGACGATGCGCGAGCTTCGTAACCAGGGCCGGGTCTGCGGGATCGTCGAGCGCTACAACGCCTTCGTCGGGCCGCACGGGATCCGCCAGGACCTGTTCGGGATCATCGACATCATCGCCCTCGATCCCGAGCGCGGCGTCGTCGGGATCCAGTCCTGCGGATCCGACTTCGCTGCCCATGAGCGGAAGATCCTGGAGGAGCGTGCCCAGGAGTCCATCGACTGGCTCTCGACTCCGGGTGCCCGGCTGGAGCTATGGGGCTGGCGCAAGGTGAAGCTGAAGCGCGGCGGCACGGCGATGCGCTGGCAGCCGCGCCTGCGCGAGTTCACGCTCGCGGACTTCGAGCACACATCCGTTCGAGCCGTCACACTGGTGAGCGATGCGTAATGAACGCGACAGCCGAACACCTGAGCCAGACGCTGAACTCAGATCTCCTGCTGGAGGCCTGGCTGTGTTCCGTCTTGAAGGAGGCCGACGATGGGCGTAGTGAGCAAGACCGTGCTGACGATCACCTGCGACAACCCGAACTGTCCAGGCAACAGCCTGAACCCGAAGAGCTTTGACGGCTGGCTGAGGGTCAACGCTCAGACCCAGCTGACCCCGGCCGCGGACAAGATGAACCCGGCTCCGTTCTCGATGCCGCTCTCGACGCCGGAGCAGATCTACTGCTCGGCCGCGTGCTCGACGGCCATCCAGCAGGTCATCACCGACGCCGAAGAGGCGCGGAAGCCGGTCGAGCCTGAGCCGGTGGAGGAGCCTGCCTGATGGCGACGATCAGCAAGGCCGACTTCCCCTACACGGGGCCGTACTCCATCGACGGCAACGGCAAGCACAAGGGCAACACGCCGCTCGCCCTGAAGCGAGCGATGTCCCGGCTCGGCTTCCTCCCCTGGGAGCCGGATGTCTGGGACAACGTCTTCAACAAGAAGCTGGAGGCGGCGCTCGACGAGTGGGACCCCGGCAAGAACGGCTATGCCGAGGGCCGCTACGACAAGATCCGCGCTGCCGTCGTCAAGTCCGGCAGCCACAAGGGAGAGCAGGCGCTCGACTCGGTCGCGATCAACCAGGTCCAGACCGAGTACGCCTCCGACCAGGGCAAGAAGGTCCCCGACCTCGGGCCGCTGGAGAAGGGCGGCGCGTCCCTGCTCGACTTCGCTCTCTCGCACGCGACGAGCGGGATCGCGCTCTTCCCCGCCACCGACACCGTCTGGACGCCGGGCTGCACGATCATCGCCCCCGAGAAGGTCGAGGTCTACAAGGCCTCAAGCTCCTCGCCGGGGGACGCCTGCTACCTGGAGGGCGTCAGCGGGATCCGCTACTGGTTCGGCCACATGGTCAGCGCCCCCGCCGTCGGCAAGGTGATCGGCAAGGGCGCGACGGTCGGCAAGGTGGGCCAGTTCTCCGGCTACACGCCGCACCTCCACTGCGGCGTCAACATCGAGAACCTCTGGGGCAAGGGCAAGGAGTTGAAGCACGGCAACAACTACTCCGTCTCCGGGATCCCGACGATCCGCAAGCAGTTCCAGGATCACTAGCCGGGGGTAAGGGCATGCTTGATGCATGCTCGCACTGACCCTCGTCGAAGACATTGGCGCTGGCCTTGGCGTGCTGCTGTTCATCCTCGGGCTGGTTCTGGTCCTGCGTCCGCTCACGATCCACATCACCGTCCGACACCTCCGCGATCATTCCGAAGATCAGAAGGAGGAGTGATGCCACCACTGACCGCAGCCAAGGAAGCCAGCCTGATCTATCGCCTCCCGGCGAACCTGAGGACCGCGGCCATGAACAGGTTCAGCGCCAACGCGAACGCGCCCGGCGGCTCGAAGGCCCAGCGCGGACGGGCAGCCCAGGCCGCTCTGCAGCGACTGGCGGGGACGATGGGGATCTACGCCATCGAGACGAACCGGACCGGAGCGCTCGCCTTCAACGTCGGCGGCGCGGTCCCGGCCACGATCACCATCGAGAACGGGACACCTCCGACGACCGCCATCGCGGCCAACGAACTCGACCCGGTCACCTGGGCCGCGCCGGGGACGAACAGCCTCACCGTCTCGGTCGGGAACACCCTGACCGGCAACGCGAAGCTGGGTGTGACATGAGCCAGATCGAGTCTCCTCCGCTCTGCCCCGTCTGCATCGAGCGCCAGGCGAACCTGGGCGATCCCTCTCACGCTCGCTGGATCGGACCCGACGGGATCGAGTACTGCTCGCTCCACTTCATCGCGGCCTTCGGGCACGGCGAGCCGCTGGTCAAGATCCCGGACTACGTCCCGCCGGAGGGACGCAAGGCTCCTGCTCCGAGACAGCCTGCTGCGGCGAAGAAGGACGAGGAGACGAAGAAGGACGAGGTCGAGGCCTGATGCCCTGCGCTTCGCTGGCGCGGGGCATCCGGCAGACGCCTCCTCACACCTCGCCGATGGCCTTCAACGACGCGATCAACAACTCGCCCTGCGCGAGGAAGATCGTCACCTCGGTGAACGGGGTCAGTGTCGCGGCGGCAAACCAGTGCCCGATGCACTGGGTGATGGCGAACGGTCAGGCAGCCTGGGTTGGTGCCATCGTGATGGAGCCGTAGGCCCCGCGACGGAATCCCGCCGCAGGGCCAGCAGCTTACGACTGGTCTTCAACCGGCTCGTAGGTCGCCTCGAAGATCTCGGGCTTGCAGGGGTAGATCTCCCCCGCGATGCCACGGATGATCCAGTCTCCGAGGTCGGCCATCATCGTCCCCTCGCGTGTCTCGACGAGGACGTTGTCGCCGGAGAAGGTGAGAACCGGGCTTCCCTCCAGCTGGAGCCGGGTCACCTCCTCGATGTTCTCGCCGTCCCACTGGACGGCCTCGATCTGGATCGGCCGCTTGACGAACTCGGCCATCAGCAGCCACCGCCCCAGGGGGCGAAGCCGTTGTAGCCGCTGCTCCGGTCACGCCTCGCGGAGTCGAAGAGGCGCTTGGCAGCCTGGAGGTGCGTGACCGGGTTCCACATCCTGGCCCTGAACTGTGCCATCGATTCGCTCCGCCAGCGGTGGACACCGTTCAGCTGCAGGAGTCCGAAGCTGCCGCCGTTCGAGTCGCCCCAGTTGGCGGCGAGCGGGTTGCCGCCTGACTCGCGGTTCATGCACCTCACCATCGTCGGCCCGTAGCGGGGACCGAAGGTCTTCATCACCATCGCCTTGCTCTTCGCGTACCGAGAAGGGGTCGTGCCGTAGTTGTCCGCTGCTGCAACGCTCGCCAAGACGAGCGCCGCTGTGATCGCGAGCACCAGTAGAATCTTCCGCATCGGGCTACCTCCGATAAGTCGGACGAGGGCCAGGGTCAATCCTCAAGAGGCACCAGTGCGTAGCGGCGACGGGACCCCTGAAGAGGACCCTGGCTCACGTCTGTGTGGTTGAGGGTCTAGTCTAACCCCGATGACGACGCTCGATCTCGACCGCGAGCAGCAGGAAGCCTGGGAGATCGCGCAGAGCCGCTTCGCACAGATGGACAAGGAGCGGACGGCCGCTCTCACCGCACCTCAGTTCCTGCTCGAACACGCCTCCGCCACCGACGCTCGCACGGGCGAGGTCTTCTCGTTCGACTTCGGCGAGGACTCGGGCTGGGCCTGGCAGGGGGACGTGCTGGACGACTTCCGGCTCAACCAGATCACGCTCGCCCTGAAGGCGCGGCAGCTGGGGATCTCCTGGATCGCCATCGGCTACGCGCTCTGGAAGGTGCTGACGACGCCGGGCACCAACGCGCTCGCCGTCTCGATCAACGAGACGGAGGCCTCGGTCCTGATCAACCGCGCCTGGGATCTGTTCGAGTCCCTACCCGAGCACCTGAAGATGGACGTGGAGGTGATCAGGCCCCAGAAGGGACGGCCCTCGACCCGGATCGAGTTGCGCCACCCGTCGGGTCAGATCTCCTCCCTGATCGCCATGCCCTCGACTCCGAAGGCGGGTCACGGCCAGGTCGCCACCCTGGTCATCCTCGACGAGCACGCCCGGCACGCCTACGCCGAGGAGGGCTGGAAGGCCTTCATCCCGGTCATCGCCGACGGCGGACAGATCATCATCATCTCGACCGCGAACGGGATCGGCGGCACCTTCTACGACCTCTGGATGAACGCCGACGACCGCGGCGTGCACACGATCTTCCTGCCCTGGAACTACCACCCCAACCGGGACGAGAACTGGTACGCCCGTGTCGCGAAGGCGCTGCCCGAGTTCGACCGCGCCGAGCAGTACCCGCTCACCCCAGCCGACGCCTTCCTCGGCACGGCAGGCTGCTGGTTCGACTCCGAGGCGCTCTCCTGGTACGCGCAGAAGACGCGCAAGCCCGAGTTCCGCTTCCAGTTCCAGGTCGACGAGGACGGCAAGAAGGCGAAGGTGGTGCGGCGCAAGGACGGCTGGATCCACCTCTACGACCACCCGGTCAAGGACCGCTCCTACGGCCTCGCCATCGATGTCGCCACCGGCCGCGGCAAGGACTACACCAGCATGTTCGTGATCGACCTCACCGACGGCAACATCTGCGCCGAGTTCCACGCCCGGATCGATCCAGACCTCGCCGCCGAGCAGGCTCACTTCCTGGGCCGGATGTTCAACACCGCCAGGATCGCGCCCGAGATGGGTGGCGGCTACGGCGAGCCAATCGTCCTCAGCCTCCGGGACGGCCGCAAGGGCAGGCCTCCCTACCCGAAGCTCTACCGGCACCGGATCGAGGACCGTCCCGACTTCAAGCAGCACATCACCTACGGCTTCCCGATCACGACGAAGACCCGGCCCCAGATCATCAACCAGGCCGAGCAGTGGATCCGCGAGCGGACGCTGCCGCACATGCCGACCGAGTTGATCCTGGAGTGCAAGACCTTCGTCCGCCGCGATGTCTCCCCCTCACCGCGAGCGGCCGACGGCGCGAACGACGACCGGGTGATGGCGCTCTGCATCGCGCTTGAGCTTTACCGGCTCTACGGGCACCACGCCCACGACGCTCGCAAGCGTGTCAAGAAGCGCCGAAAGCAGTACCGTGCTACCTATGAGTGGGAGTGAGCCGTCTGGCTCAATCCCTACGATCCAGGCTGATCTCTACCTGAGGAGCGGACCGTGAGCCAGATGATGGATCCAGCGATGATGGCAGGACCGCCGCCTGGACTCGGTGCGGCAGGACCTCCCCCACCGGAGGCAGGCGGCGGACTCCCGCCCGAGTTGATGGCTGCGCTCTCAGGGGGCGTCGGACAGAACTCACCCGACCTGCTCGCGCAGGGGCCGATGGCCGGTGAGGAGGCCGCGCTCGCCGAGGAGCCGGTCGACGACGACCCGCTCGCGATGGTGCGCGAAGCCATCGACCTGCTCCGCAGGGCAGGGATGGCCGACCCCGACGACGTGCGCTCGCACATGATCGACAAGGTCCAGGCCGACCTGCAGAAGGTCCTCGCCTCGGAGACTCAGAAGACGGACAAGCTGCGGTCTGCGCTCGGTGGCTGAGGATCTCCGAGATCCGTACGAGCCGACGCTGGAGTACGCGGACGCGCTCTCGCTGGTCGTCTCCGCCCAGGAGTCGGCGGAGCAGTTCAGCCAGAACTACGTCGACAAGGTCGAGCGCCGCTACCGCGCCTACCGCGGGATGGCCGAGCTTCGCACCGACGAGCAGGACGCCTGGCGCTCGAACCTGACGACGCCCTACATCCTGCAGACGGTCGAGGGAATGATCGCGACGATGCTCGACCCGAACCCGATGTGGAACGTGACGCCACGGCCGCAGCCCTTCGAGGGGCTGGAGGTGATCCTGGCCCGGCTCGGCGGCGGCGAGATCGCGACCCAGGCCCTGCAGTGGGCGATGGACAACGACGACTTCCCGATGAAGCAGAGGCCCTTCATGCAGCAGGACCTCGTCGCCGGGAAGACCGTCGCCAAGATCGGCTGGCGCACGAAGAAGACCAAGCGGATGGTCCTGACCCCGGTCGAGGCCCAGATCCTGGACCAGTTCGGTGACGTGATCCACAGCTTCCCCTCGACCTCCGAGGACGAGCAGGAGGTGACGATCTTCGACGGCCCGACGATGACCGTCCGCGACGTGCGCGACTTCTTCCGGCCCGAGAGCGCGACCAACGTCGATGACGCCGCCTGGGTGATCGACCGCTCCTGGCAGACCTTCGACGCGCTCAAGAAGATGGAGCAGGCGGGGCTGTACAAGAAGGTCGACGACCTCAAGGAGACGCAGAACATCGCCGCTCAGACCGGCTACGGCGAGCGCGAGCAGATCCTCCGCAACCAGGACCGCACCAAGGGACTGATCGAGGTGCTGGAGTACTGGACCGACGAGCGCGTGATCACCGTCGGCAACCGCCGCGTCGTCCTCCAGGACATCCCGAACCCCTACCGGCACGGGCGCAAGCCCTTCGTCGTCACCTCGGCGATGCCGGACGCCTTCCAGATGGACGGGATCTCGGTCGTCGAGGCCCTTGGTCAGCTGCAGCAGATGCTGTGGACGATCCAGAATCAGAGGATCGACAACCTGCGCCTGGCCGGGAACCTGATCACCCTGATCCGCACCGACGTGGACGACCCCGACAGCTTCGAGTTCCACCCCGGCGCTCAGTGGTTCGTCGAGGATCCGGGCCAGGTGTCGACGCTGCCGGTCGACCCGAACCTGGGCACGATGACGATCCAGACCGAGCAGCTGATCAAGGGCGACCTGCAGAACATCATGGGCGGGTTGCCGATGGCCGGTGGCGTCTCCTCGGGGACCATCGACCAGACGACCGCGACGGGGATGTCGATCATCACCTCCATCGCCCAGAAGATCATCCAGGCCCGGAAGCAGCACTACGTCTGGGCCTACGAGCAGATCGGGGAGCAGTTCCTCCAGGTGATGGGCCAGATGATGCGCGGCGACCGGGCGATCTCGGTGATGGGCAAGGAGGGCAACCGCCGCCTCGTCCTCCTCTCACCGCTCGACCTCCAGGGCGACTTCGACTGCAAGATCTCGGTCATGGACGACTCGATGCTGCGGCAGGAGAAGCGGCAGGAGGAGCAGGCCAAGCTCCAGACCGCGGCCAACATCTCGCAGATCATCCCCCTCAACATGCGTGCCTTCGTGGAGGACTTCCTCAAGTCCTACGGGGTCCAGGACACCGAGAAGTACTTCGCGCACGCGCCTGGGACGGCGGGGGCTGCCGGTCCGCAGGCCGGTGCAGCCGCAGCAGGAGGAGCAGCTACACCTCCCTCCCCTGGGGGCGCTCCTTCCGGCCCTCCCGTCCCAGGGAACCCCGCCGGGATGACGGCTCCTCCGGGCGGCGGACTGAGCATGACGCCCGAGTCCTTCGCCCAGTCACAACTCGCGCAGGTCGGAAGGATGCAATAGCCTGATCTGATGGCGCTATCCCGCGAGGCCCGAGAGGTACTCACTCGACGGCAAGCTGCGTTGTCCGGGCTGACGAAGAATCCGAACTGGCCCGAGTACATCGAGGAGCACCAGCGCGAGGTAGCTCGGATCGAGAAGCAGATGCTGGTCGAGGCCAAGCGGCCCGAGGGAGTGGACCAGCGCAAGATGGACTTCTGGAGAGGCTGCCTCTTCGTGCTGCGCTGGCAGATCGCGATGCCGGTCGGGGCCGAGCGGAAGCTGATCACCTACCTTCGCTCGCAGGGAGTGGAGATCGAAGAGGACGAGGAGGAACTGAGCAATGTCTGAGGCCGCAGATCAAGCAGAGCGCGAGGTAGAGGACTTCTTCAACGAGGAGATCTTCGGGGCCAAGCCGCCCGTCGAGAACGAGGCCCCCTTCCCGGAGGCCGAGCCGGAGGCGAAGCCGATCTCCGAGGTCGCCACCGACACCCCGGCGGAGGAGCCTCCGGCGGAGGAGCCTCCCGCAGAAGGGACACCGGAGCCGACAGAAGAGGCCCCAACTAGCGAAGAAGTGCCCCCTGAGCAGGGAGAACCTGCGCCCGAGGAAGGGACAGTCGAGCAGGAGGAGGAGTACGTCGCCTGGGCGAGGAAGCAGTACGGAGAGGACCTCGACCTCGACAACCCCTCCGCCGACAAGCTGGCTCGGGCCGCGTTCGAGAAGGAGAAGATGCTCGGGCGCAAGGCCGAGGAGGCGCGGGAGCTTCAGGAGCAGGCGCAGGCGCGAGAGCTTCAGGAGCGGATCGACGCGCTCAACACGGTCGGCAACCTGACCCCGGAGGAGGACGCCTGGGTCAACGAGTCGCTGCTCTCAGGTGACCCCGGCGAGTGGGCCTACAACGCGCTCCAGGCACAGCGGCCCGACCTCTACGCCTCGATCATGGACCGCTGGTCAGCGCTCGGCGAGGACGAGGCCCGGCGTGCGCGGGTGCTCCACTCGCGGGTCCTGCAGGCCGTCTCGACGCCGCAGCCCTCCGAGCAGGAGTCCTACACGCAGGCGCTCGGGCAGACGTTCATCTCGCTCGGCCTCGACATCGAGCGCCACGGGCCGCTGATCCTCGCCAAGGCGGAGGAGCTTGGCACCTCTCACCCCTCGGTGCAGGGGATGATGTCCCAGGACGACGACGTGCGCCGGATCGCGACCCGCTCGATCTACGACCTCGTCGCCCAGACTCAGACCACCGTCGCCAAGGCCAAGGCCGAGGACGTGGTCCAGGCTCGGGTCCAGGAGGAGCAGCTGCGACAGCAGGCAGCCGGGATCACGGGCGGAGGGCCTCGCGTCGAGACGCCGAAGAAGAGCAAGTTCTGGGAGTCGTTCGACGCCGAGATCGAGGAGCGCGGCTGGGACGGCAACCGGCCCACCTACGGCAGAGACGAGTAGACAGAATCCGGGGGGCTGGGCTAGGATCCGAGCCAGCCCCCTGACCACCGCCGAGGCGGCACGGTCCGGGCACATAGTTCCTGAGGAACCGCGCTCGCGGCACTCCCGATGGATACGAGTCCTGTAGACAACTCGATACCAGGGAGTGGAGATGGCTGACATTGCTGTCGGCGCGTTCGTCCAGACCGAGGAGTTCCTCGCGGACGAGAAGGTCGTGGACATGGATCCGAAGATGCGCCTGCTCGACCCGGATCAGACGCAGTTCACGACCATGACCCAGCGCTCGACCAATCGCGTGGCGACACGCGAGAAGGTCAACTGGCTGGAGGAGCAGTACGTCAACACGGTCATCACGCTGACCGCCGGTTACACCGCAGGCGCGACCACGGTCGTCGTCTCCGCGGGTGACGGCGTCTCCGTGCAGGCCCAGGACGTGGTGCGGAACATGAGGACGGGCGAGGCCCTCCTCGTCACGGCGAACGCGGCGGGATCGCTCACCGTCGTCCCGTCGTGGGGCAACATGCCTGCGGCCTCCGTTGCCGGTCTGACCGGCGACAAGCTGCTGATCGTCGGGGACGCGCAGAAGCAGGGCGCGGACATCCCGGCGATGAAGTACAGCCAGCGGGTCCTGGGGTTCAACTACACCCAGATCCACCGCACCAGCTGGACCTTCTCGGGCACGGCGACCGCCATCGAGCTTTACGGCGGACGTGAGCCTGCGAAGGAGGCGGCGCGGAAGCTGGTGGAGCACAAGCGGAAGCTGGAGGCCAACGGCTTCTTCGGTGCTCGCGACTTCGTCGTGGCCTCCGGTGACGATGTCACCGGCTCGGCGGGTGGACTCTACGAGTTCATCCAGACGAACAAGCAGAACGTGGCCGGAGAACTCACCTCCGACTTCCTCGACCAGTTCCTCGCGACGGTGCTCGCGAAGGGGTCGGCGGACAAGGTGATCTACACCGGCACCATCGGCGCGTACTACATCTCGCGCTTCAACCGCTCGGGCCAGGGCGCGTTCTGGAAGCCGTCGAACGAGAAGGTTCACGGCGTCCAGGTCGACGGCTTCCTCTCGGGGGTCTTCGGCACGCTCGTCCCGGTCGTCGTCAAGAAGGAGTGGTCGAACTACCCGTCCGGAGCGAACGGGTTCAACGGCAACCTCTTCGTCGTCGACATCTCGAACGTCGAGCGGCGTCCGCTGCGCGACCGTGACACGAAGCTCCTGACCAACCGCCAGGGTCCCGGAATGGACCGCGTCTCGGCCGAGTACCTGACCGAGTCCAGCTGGACGGTGGCCCAGGAGAAGACGCACGGGCTGCTCACCGGCATCGCCTAGGACGTAGCATCGGGGGGTCACGGGTCCACGGCCTTGCGGCCCGGACCCCCCGATACAGCAAGGCCAACGGCCGAGGAGGAGCGATGAGGGCGATCTCGCAGTACGGCGAGTACGGGATCCAGATCCAGCCGCAGCGTCAGAAGGGCATGGGCGACGGGTCGATCCAGATCACGCAGGAACCGATCTACGCCAAGTTCAAGCCGATGGCGGACGCCGCCATCTACGAGGTCGAGATCGAGAGGGCGCACAAGACCTTCGCCTTCCGGGGTCGCTACCAGCACATCGACGAGGCCACTCCGGCCGACATCGCCTACCGGCTCTCCGTGCTCGACACCGAGCAGCAGGGCTGGGACGAGGAGACGCGACTGCTGGTCGAGGCGCGGCTCGTCGAGTTGGAGCCGCTCAACGACGACTTCTTCATCGCCACCGAGAAGCCGCTCGACGCGCCCTTCCCGAAGTGGGACACCTCCGAGCTTCCCGCCTTCCAGCTGGTCGCGAACCTGGTCGAGATGGGCTTCGACCTGAGCCAGGCGCTCTCCTACGAGCGCGTCTTCGGGCCAGCCCGAGCCGAGGTGATCGAGGCGCTGGAGGCCGTGATCGCCGACCAGCAGGTGGAGGAGACGGTCAGCGCATGAGCTACCTCGATGGCCTGATCATCGACATCGACGAGGGCGAGCGCTCCCGCGTGAGGCAGCTGTCGGGGGGCAGGCTCGCCTACGAGCCGAAGATCACCTTCACGCGGGAGGGCTTCGAGTGGCTGCGTCAGGGCCACCTCTGCATCCAGTGCTTCGCCGACCTGCGCCCCCAGGGGGCCTTCCCCGACAACTGCGGAACCTGCGGCTTCCCGGTCAAGGAACTGCAGCTGATCCAGCTGGGCCACGATGATGTCGGCGAGGAAACCGTCGGCTCGCGGCTGAAGCTGTCCGACGAGCTTGAGAGGATGGGTGACCTATGGCTCCCCGAAAGCAACAGCTGACGCCCGGCGATCTCTACACCGGGCCGAAGGCCATCATCACCGACGAGGATGGCCTCACCGCGCACTGGGCGATCACCGAGGAGGGTGAGCCTGTGGCCCGGCTCGTCCAGATCGACCTCGCTCCGGGGGATCCCGACGACGGCTCGGAGGAGTACCGGATCGCGACTCCGACCGACCCTGCCCAGTCGCAGCCCGAGAACGTCGTCGAGCTAGAGGTCGACGAAATCCACGGCAGCGGATCAACGGAGGCTTGACATGGACGCAGTGCTTCAGCCGGTGACGTTCGCTCCGGTCCGCCTCTACCCCGGCGCGGCAGCGGAGCTTCTACGTGAGCCGCTGCGTGACGCAGACCTCCCTCGCGAGATGCTGAAGCGGCTGAAGAAGCGGTTCGACCTGCTGCTGATGGCGAGCGGGAAGTCGAACTACTTCTCCGAGAAGCTCCGCAACGAGGTCCTCGGGGCGGTCGCCTTCGCCGCTCCGGGCACCGTCTACTTCGGCCTCTGGACGACGGCGGCAGGGACGAACATGTCGGCCTACGTCGGCAACACCGCAGGCGAGGTGTCGGGTGGCTCTTACGACCGGGTCGCGAAGACGAACAACACGACCAACTTCGCCTCGATCACGGGGATGGCCGCGAAGGTCAACTCGAACGCGATCACCTGGGTGACGGCCACCGCCAACTGGAACGCCGCCGCGGTGATCCCGCAGCTGGCGGTGTTCGACGGCAACCTGAAGACGGCCGCGGACAACCTGCTCCTCTGGGGTGACTTCACGACCGCCAAGGCCGTCCAGAACGGCGACACGGCGCAGATCAACACCGGGGCGTTCTCCTACACGGACACCTAGCCCGTGGCGACAGTCGTCGGGCAAGCGTCCGCGGCGGCTACCTCTGTCGCGATCCCGGCCCATCAGGCCGGGGATCTGATCATCGTCGCAGCGCGAGGGACTGCGGCTGCCCCGGTCAAGCCTGCTGCCGGTGGCACCGTCCCCGCCTGGGACACGCTGCAGTCGGGGATCGCGAACTCGATGGGCCTGACGGTCGTCGCCTTCCTCGCCACCGGGGCGACGACGACGACCGGCGTCTTCACCAGCGCCACCCACATCTGCGTCCTCGTCCTCCGTCCCGGCGCGGGTAAGCGGCTCCAGACCTCGGCCGCTCGCTCCTCGGTTCAGAACGCCAACAACACCCAGACGATCATCTACCCGGCCCTGACCCTCGCCAACGGGGGCGGGGCTGGCACATCGTTCGGGGTCAGAGTCGGTACCCGCGGGGTGGCGGTCACCGCCGTCGGGACGCCGCCGACCAACTGGACGAACCAGTCGATCCAGCCTGCCGGGGCCTCGGCCCTGATGAGCGTCCACACACGGGCCACGCTGCCGGGTAACCCGACCGCCGACACGGTCACGGTCACCTCCTCGAACTCCGCCTACCGCGCCGTCACGGTCGAGGTCGAGGAACTGGTGCTGACGGTCGACTTCGCCGTCGCCATCGCAAGAGCAGCGTCCGTCGCGCCGCAGGTCAACAAGATCCACTCGCTCGCAGCCGCGCTCTCCGAGGCAGCGGCCGTCTCGGTCGAGATGGCTCTGCCTGTCACCTTCGCGATCTTGCTGCAGACGAACCAGCCTTATGCGGGGGAGCATTATGCAGGCGAGTTCCTCGTCGGCACCGAGGACCTGATCGCGGTCGACCTCCAGATCGTCAGGATGGACTTCCTCGACGGCCTGATCGCCGGGCAGGGTTCGCTCGCGGCGGCGCTCGGGATCACCCGCGACCTCGCGGCCTCCATCGCCAGGACAGGGAGCCTCAGCGCCCAGCAGGCGGTCAGCCGCGGGATGGCGGCGTCGGTCGGCGGCGCGGCAGCGGTCACTCCCGACCTCACCGTCACCCCACCGCTCGGCGGGGTCGTCCTCTTCGCGGCCGGGATCGCCGGAACGGGAACAGTCCTGCCCCAGGCGAGCAAGTCGACGGGCCTCGCCGCCACGGTTCAGGGCGCGGCAGCCGTCTCGCCCCAGCTGAACAAGCTCGCGACCTTCTCGGCCACGGTCGCCGGAGTGGGGGCGCTCCAGGCTCAGTCCTCGCGGCTGATCACGTTCGAGATCGCGATCTCCACCGTCGTCCCGCTCTGCGGCGAGCACCTCGTCGGCACCTTCATCTGCGGCGGGGACTCAGGGCCGCACGCGGTGATCAGCTTCTCGCCCGTGATCACGCGGAACTTCCCCTCCACGATCAACGGGCAGGCCGAGCTTGAGATCGAGATCCGCACCAGCACCCCGTTCGCGGTCGCAGTCGACGGCAAGGGGAACCTCGATGTGCGGATGAACCAGACCCACGGCTTCTTCGCCCAGGTCGGGGGACAGGCCGAGGTGCTCTCCGTGCTCGGGCTGCGGCTCGCGCTCGCGAGTCAGGTCGTCGGCAAGGCCGAGGTCAAGATCAAGCGGCTCGACTACGGCTGGCTGCTGCCGACAGTGCCCGGAAACGCGCTCCTGCCGCCGACCACGGAGGGCAGTTGGATCCTGGTCCCGACCACGGAGGGCAGCGGCGTCCTCGTCCCGACGGCCGAGGCCACGGGGACTCTGGTCCCGACCGAGGAAGAGGACTGGGTCCTCGTCCCGACCATCGAGAGAGGCTGATGTGATCCGTCCCTACGTCCATACTCCGGTCTGATGCCCTACACGCCTACCAACTGGGTCGACGGCGTCACCCCCGTCAACGCTGCCAACCTGAACAAGCTGGAGCAGGGCCTCGCGGCTGCGGTCGGGATCCCCGCGGACGTGGTCGTCACTCCCTCGACCGCTCACCTGATCCGCAACCGCTACACGGCCGGGGACACTCAGCCCTCGTTCCGTCTCGGGGCCGACGGCCTGTTGCAGTGGGGGGCAGGAGGGGCGAGCGCCCCCGACATCAGCCTCTACCGCCTGACGGGGGGAGTGGCGAAGCTCGACGGTGCCCTCAACGTCAACCACGACTGGGGCATCTGGACGGGCGGGTCGTCGCCGGGCGCGTCGGCCATGATCTCGCACTACGCCCCCGCCAGCGATGCCAATCCCCGGATCAGGATCGACGGCAACGGCAAGATCTCCTGGGGTCCAGGGGGAGCGACTGCGGTAGACGCGAACCTCTACCGCGTCTCGGCGGGGACGCTGAAGAGCGACGGCAACCTGAACATTCGCGGAGCCTTCGGCAAGTCCGCTGCCGACGTTGAAGACCTCGCCTTCGCGACCTGGCAGGACGGGGCCTCGCAGGACCGCTTCGAGATCTACGCGCAGGGGACGATGTACTGGGGCGACGGGGCTGTCCCTCCCGACACCTGGCTCGCCCGTGGCGCGGCTCATCAGCTTGTCACCGAGAACCTGATGATGTCGGACGGCACGCTCGACATCAACACGAAGACATCGGCGGCGAACCTGATTCTCGGCACCTGGCTCGACACCGAGGCCGCGTACCGCTTCAAGATCGACGGCAACGGGAAGATGGACTGGGGGCCGGGAGGCGCGGCTGCCGCCGACGCGAACCTGTACCGGGTCGGGGCCGGGATCCTGAAGACGGACGGGTACTTCCAGGCAGGGAAGTCGATCTTCTCGCTCATGGGAGAGAGCAACGGCACCGCCTTCTACGCCGACTACCTCGCCAGTAACGGCTACGCCTTCATTGCCAAGCAGGCTGCCGACAGCGGCGGTTACCGGATCATGATCGCGGCCAACGGCTCGATCCTGTTCGGGTCGGGCGCGGCTGTCGCCGATCACTCCCTCTACCGCTACGACGCGAACGGGATGGCGTTCAGCAGGTCGCTGCGGGTCGCTGGCGGCTTCGTGGTGGACAACGACTCCACCGGCAACAGCCTCTACTGGGGCAGCGCACTCGACGTGCACATCTACCGAAGCGCGGCCGGGATGCTGCGACTCCAGGGGCATATGAGCAGCAGTGGCGAGATCGACCCGGACCAGGGGCGGATCGGCAAGGTCTGCAAGACGATCACCGACTGGGACGCCGCGCTCGACAACGGCTGGTACATGGGGGGAGGAGGTACCCTCAACGGCCCAGCAGCACTGACGGGCTGGACGCAGGGTGAGGTGATCGCGCACGGCGCGGCTGGCTGGCGGATCCAGCGCGTCTGGGACTTCACGACAACCGCTGACTCGCAGGTCTTCGAGCGGCGGCAACTCAACGGCACCTGGTCGGCCTGGGTCAAGGTCGGCTTCTACCAGCAGTCCCCTGGCTTCATCGGTACCGACTCCACCGTCGATCTGTTCCGTGGCTCCGGTGCTCCCGCCCTCCGGGCCTGGTGGGCGAAGGGCGACACCTACCCCGGCTTCCAGCTTGACCGCAACGGCGACATGGCCTGGGGGCCAGGTGGTGCAGTCGGGCCGGACGTGAACCTCGTCCGCTCGGCGGCGAGCGTCCTGAAGGCGAGCGCCCACTTCGTAGCGGGTGGGCAGGTCGGCTCGATGGATGGCGCGGTAGGGCAGATCCGCCTGACCACCAACACCGGGCTGTCCACGGGCGCTCCGACGATCTTCTTCGGCAACGCGCTCGACACGAACCTCTACCGCGCAGCCGCTGGCGTCCTCAAGACAGACGGACAGATCGAGGTCGGCGCGACGGGAGTCAAGTTCTCGGACGGCTCGGTGCAGACGAAGGCGGCTGCGGGGACGATGGTCCTGATCGCAGAGCATGTCCTCGGGGCGGCGGGGTGGCTCGAAGTTGCCAGCATCCCTGGGACCTACCGCCACCTGCGGGTCGAGATCGTCGCGAAGAGCAACACGGGCGGCGACGGGGACAAGGCCTCGATTCGCTTCAACGGCGTCGGCTCGGGCTACTACAACCGGGGCAACGTCACCGACTCCGACATCACGGATCGAGGCTACTTCGCCTGGGTGACGGGAAACTCCGGCTCGGCAGCGAACGAGTGGGGAGTCTCCGTGATCGAGATCCCCTACTACTCGATGACCGGAATGAAGAAGCACCTGCTGTCGAGGTTCATCGCCCGGTGCGGGTTCTCCGGCAGCGGCAACGATGTCAGGCACGGCGTCCAGGGTGCCGAGTGCCTCGACTTCACTGACGCAATCACCCAGATCCAGGCCTTCTCGGATGGGGGGTCGGCCAACGGCTTCGTCGCTGGCTCGAAGATGTCTGTCTACGGAATCGTCTAGGAAGGGACCCATGTCAGCAGAGCTACTGAAGATCATCGTCCAGGCTGTCGTGCTGGAGCGCGACGAGGAGGGCCGGATCACGGGCGAGCAGATGTCGCCGCCGACCGTGCTCTACACGCCCGACCACCTCAGCGAGTACGTCTCTAAGCTGCAGGAGGACATCGACGCAGCCAACCTGGCCGAGAGCGCCAATGGACAGGTGGCACTGGAGGGGGTACCAGCGAGTGACCCGTGATCAGCTGCTCGACCGGATCAAGTACACGCTCGGCCTCCAGGACGACACGACGTTCTCCGAGACGACCTTCGCCACCGACCTGATCTTCGAGGCGGTCTGCGACATCGTCGCCCGGACGCGGCCGAACGCACGGGTGATCAACATGACGACGACGGCGGACACCCAGACCCACGACATGTCCACCTTCGCGATCATCTCCCTGCTCGACATCGCCGACGAGCACGGCTTCCTCGACCGCTTCACGCGGGAGGACATCGAGCAGATCCAGCGCCAGGGCGGCAGGGGCTACGCCTACGAGGAGCCGATGCTCTGGATCTCGCCCATCGGCGAGAAGACGCTCCGCTGCTTCGGCGTCTTCCGCCCCCTCAAGATGTCGGCCGGGACGCAGTCGCCCTCCGACCCCCAGTACGGAGGCCTCGCCGAGGAGTTCCACCCGACGATCCTCACATACTGCTTCTGGAAGGGCGGGGAGTACATGCAGCATGAGGCGTCTCGCAACGGCGAGACGTGGCGGATCCAGTACGAGGGCCAGGACGGCAACGGCGGTGAGATCGCCAAGGTCAAGAGGATCCTCGCCAAGCGCGTGACGCCGGGTGCGCCGCGCAGGCGCAACCCGATGCGGACGGTCGGCCGGGTGCCGGACGCCTCGTACTTCATGGGCGGGTAGCCCGTGGCCCAGCCGGTCGAGATCTTCAAGAACATCAAGGGGATGACGCGGGACTTCGCGGTCGACTCCCTCCCCTCCGGCTACCTCTGGGATCTGGTCGACGCGGTCCCCAATCGCAAGGGAGCGCGGATCGATCAGCGCGGCTCCTGGGTCTACTTCAGCCCCGCCTACGCAGGCTCGATCTGGGGCGGCTATCACGCCGCCTTCACCGGAGGGCTGAAGCTGCTGGTCGTCTCGAACTCGCAGGTCCTGGACGTGAACCCGACGACCGGCGTCGGCACGGCCTACGGCGCAGGCCCGGCGACGATGGTCCAGAACGGGGTCAAGCTCAACGACCGCGTCTACTTCATGGACGGAGCCGGAGCGACCGTGCCGAAGGTGGTCACCTTCAGCGCCGCCGCCGTCTCGCTGCCTGCGAGCGCTCCGAAGGCGAAGGTGGGGATCCCCTACAAGGGCAGGCTCGTCCTCGGCGGCGACCCGGCCAATCCCTCCAGGGTCAGCTTCTCGCCGCTCGAAGACGCCGGAGGCCCTGTCTCTGCATGGGACGCGCAGGCCTGGATCGGGACCAACAACGAGGTCACCGGCCTCGCCGCGATGGCAGGCCAGATCCTCGTCTTCCATCCCGCCGCCATCGAGAGGATCCGGGGATCGATCCCGCCCGGCACCGACATCGAGGTGGACGACATGTTCGCCGAGACGCTGACCGAGCAGGTCGGCTGCACCCTGCCGCACACCATCGTGCCCTGGCGCGAGAACATCATCTTCGCCGACGAGCGCGGGGTCTTCCTGACCGACGGCTCCACCGTCCGCAACCTGGCCGAGCTTGGCGGCATGGGCGACTTCTGGCGGATGGCCTACGGCAGCAGGGTCACCGACCAGGGCGTCTCCTGCGGGATCTTCCTCGACTACCTGCTCGTCACCGTCAACGCCAGCGTCTCCGGGGTGCCGGTCAGCTTCACCCTCGTCTGCGATCTCAACACGCGCTCCTGGTTCCGCTTCACGAACTTCCCGGCCACCTGCTACATCCAGTCGGAGTCGGCGATGGAGCAGTGCTGGGTCGGCCACCTCGGCACCAACAGGCTCGCTCGCGTCTCGACGATGTTCATGGACCCGCTGCCGCTGACGACCTCGGACTACGTCGATGGCAACGGCGTCCCCGTCCTCTCCTCGTTCACGACCGGCTTCGAGCGGATGGGCGAGGAGGAGGGGCTGACCCGGCTGCGGAACATCTACACCTCCTACCATCACCAGTCCTTCACCAGGGCGGAGACAGCCGACGGCGTCCTCGTCGAGTTCCGCACCGACCCGCCGGATCCCTCCGACATCGACACCGCGAGCGGCGCGGTGACGGGCTGGACCGAGGCCGGGCGGATGCCTGACGCGCTCGTCTACACGCGCAAGCGGGTCGACGTGGGCAGGCGCGGCTACGGGATCATGGTCCGCGTCTCGGCTCTGACGCCCTCGCGGGTGCACCGCTTCTTCTCCGTCGGGATCGAGCGCACGAACCAGGATCGAGCCAAGGTCACGACGTGAGCGGCTACCACGACGAGGGGATCGTCGATGTCGAGCGCCGCAAGCAGAGCATCGAGTACAACTTCGGCGACCCGACCCTGTTCCCGCCGGAGTACCTCAACTGGCTGAAGCGCTTCATCGAGCAGTCGGGGATCCAGCTTCCCGCCTCCTCGATCTTCGGTGCCCTGACCCCCGGCGGCGTCGGCTCGCTGAAGAACATCTCGCCCGGCGTGATCCTCCCCTACGGCGGCGCAGTCGTGCCGCTCGGCGCTCTGCCCTGCAACGGCCAGGTCGTCCTGATCGACGACTATCCGAAGCTGTTCGAGATCATCGGCACCGTCTGGGGACCGGCGACCGGGACGACGTTCACCGTCCCCGACCTGCGTGACCGCTCTCTCTACGGCGTCGGCTCGATGCCGCTCGCGGCGACCGACGGCCGGGCAGCTGGCAGCCGCGGCCCGAGCCACCACCACCACTTCACGAAGGTGGTGCCGGTCACGTCCTCGGTCAGCGTCTCCGTCTCGGTCGGCGTCTCCGTCTCCGGCGCGACCGACGGGGTCGGGGACCACGCCCACGGCTACAACCTCTCCGGGCCGAACTACGTGACCCGCCAGCAGGGCACGGCCGGGCCGTTCTTCGATCCGGTCGACAGCCTCAACTACACGAACGTCGGTACGGGCGGAGCAGGTGCCCACGCCCACAACTTCTCCGGCTCCGGCGGAGGCTCCGGTTCCGGCTCCGGTACGGGTACGGGAGACGCCAACGTGGACGGGGACACCAGCGGAGGGGGCGGTCAGGACACCCCCGGCTACGGCGTCGTGGCCTATGTCATCACGACCGGGTAGTAGCATCCTCCTGTGGCGCTGAAGCCCCCAACCACCGTGCCCAAGAGCAGCCCCT